CCTGTCGTTGGATTGAATGTAGCTGCTCCACTTGTTCCTGTAGTTGTAAGTGATACTGCGTTTTGCTTGTTGTTAAACGTAGTCCAATCAGCAGAGCTTAAAGCGCCCCTATTAGCTGCAGATGCTGTAGGAAGATTTAATGTATGTGTAGTACCTGTAGAACTAACAGCAAAATCAGTTCCACTTGTCCCTGCAACTATTGTTTGCGAAGCACCTGTTAGGGTATTTATAGAAGTAATTCCACTACCCCCTGCTGCCACCCAACTCCTAACACCTGCTGTTGTAGACGATAACACATAACCGCTGACAGATGGATTGCCAAGTGCAGGTTCTGCTCCAACATCTCCTGCAGTAAGTGTAATACTCCCTAGTGCATCAGCAGAAAGACTATTAATACTTAAAGCAAAAGTTCCACTAGCATCAGGTAATTCAAGTGATTGTATTCCTGTAAGATTTGTAGAATTTATAGTAGTAACTCCTGATGTTGTATTTTCAAATGTTATTCCTGTATTCGCAATTGATACAGTGGGAAGATTTCCTGAATCAACTACATATATAGAGTTCCAAAAATATTTTTTTCCATTGAAATTCTGATTACCTGTTGTAACAACACCTCCAAAATTTTCATCTGCAGGCTCTAATGTTAAGTTAGTGCCTGATATAGTAATACCTTCAGCATTAGGAGCGCCTCCTATTGCTGATGCTGTTATTGTAAAACTAGGTATTGCTGTGGTTGAGAGTACACCTGTAGCGTCAGCCACCACCATCCTAGAGCCTGTACCTGATAATGAGCTTAATGTTGTAGTGCTTGATATTATAGCCGTTCCTGTTACTTGTAACTTCTGACCTGAGTCTGTAGTTGTGCCTAACAACAAATTACCACCTAACCAAGTAGAGCTAGTAGAACTATTGCCTATCCATGTTCTATTAGACTCTGTTGAACTTACCCCTAAACTATTAACACCTATAAATATGTTATTATTACCTGTTGTATTAGCATTAACTCCTGTTAAATAACCTGCGGCAACACCTATTGCTGTGTTATTATTTCCCGATGTGTTAGCAAATAATGCTTGAGAACCAACTGCTGTGTTTAATATTCCTATACCATTTGTAAACAATGATTGAAAACCATTAGCTGTATTGTCTCTTCCTGTTGAATTTGAAAATAATGATTGATTACCACTAGCTGTATTATCTCTTCCTGTTGTATTGGAATATAATGCTCTCCAACCAATAGCAGTACCGTAATATCCTGTTGTATTAATAAGTAATGCTTCAGTACCAAACGATGTATTGTTAGAACCAAGAACAGAAGCACCACCACCTGTTCCACTACTTAATCCACCACCACCAATAAAGATATTGTTTCCATCACTCCCGGCACCATAGAATGTTGTAATTGTTCTTCCTTGCCCACTTGTGTTAACTATTAGTGATGTTGCTGTTGCGGCTCCATTGACTTGTAATGCTGTAGATGGTGTAGCTGTACCAATACCTAACCTGTTGTTCGTATCATCCCAAAATAAATTAGCGTTGTCTTGAGTGATTGTTGTTCCATTTGAAAATAAAACTGACCCTGCTGTTAATGATGGCAGTGTAAACTTACCATTAAATGTACTCCAATCTGTTGAGGATAGAGCCCCTCTATTAGCTGCGGATGCCGTAGGTAGGTTAAATGTATGTGTAGCTGAGGTAGAATTAATTGCAAAGTCAGTACCACTTGTACCTACTGCTAAAAATTGAACTTGTTCAGTTAATCCATTTAGTGCTGTTAATCCTGTAGAGAATGTAGTTAATACCTCTGATAAGGTAGTGTTTTCTGTGTGTAATGTTATATCTCTTGTAGTAGGAATAACATAAATCCTTATAGCTATTCTATCTGTTACAAGCAGTGTAGTTTGTGGAACACTTATAGATGTAAAGTATTGGTCTATAGCAGTGCCATTTGTAATAAACTCAGGGGTAGCTGATTCACTTGCAATTAACGTGAAAACATTTGATGAATCAACTTTATAAAGCTCCCCATAAAATCTAGGTGCGCCTCCAATTGCAGATGCACTAAAATAAAATTCTAAAGTCCAATTCCCTGCAGGAATGCTTAATAAGCTAGGGTCTCCTGCATCACTTATAAAAGAAGCAATATACCCATCACCTGCTCCACTTGTTCTTGTAAAGTTAGTTCCTGCACTAAGCACAGGTGTCCTACTTAATTCATAATACGCATCACCACCAAATGTTCCCTGACTAACACTACCATTCAAATAATATGCAACAGATGAACCACTACCCCCACTAGAAGGAAAATTAGCTAACTGCCCATCACCTCTAATATATTGAGAAGCTGTACCTGCTCCTGTAACCGTTAATGTTCCTGCACTTGTTACAGGGCTATTGGTTACAGTGAATGCTACAGGCATAGATAGCCCTACACTTGTAACTGTTCCACTAGATATTGCAGTAGTCGACAAAACTCCTAACGCATCAGCTACAACAACCCTAGTGCCTACTCCTGACAATGACCCAAGAGTTACCGTACTGCTAATATTAGCCGTTCCTGTGACCTGAAGTATTCCGCCCGTGTCAACAGTTGACCCAAGCAATAAGTTGCCCCTAAGAGCCGTGGTGACTGTTGAGGCGTTACCTATTATAGTGGTATTGCTACCCAACCCTATTTCACTATGACCAATTACAATCTGATTAGTCTGTCCGTTAGCAAGCGCTTTTGTATAATATCCAATAAAAATACTATTATCAGCAGAGGTTAATTGTGAAATACCGTCACTAACATAACTACCTGCATAACTCCCAATTGCACTATTATTACTACCACTCAATATATAATATAATACAAAATTTCCAAATGCTGCATTAAAACTGCCTGTAGTACTATTTATTAAGGCAAGTGAACCAAAAGCTGTATTAGAACTACCTGTAGTATTTCTTTGCAACGACCCAAAACCAATTGCACTATTATAATTTCCTGTTGTGTTTTTATATAAAGCAGTATATCCTAATGCTGTATTATAATTAGATAAATTTTCTTGAAGAGCATATGCGCCAATAGCAATATTTCCAAATCCTATAATATTTTTCTCTAGAGCTAACCCTCCAACAGCAAGATTTGTTCTTCCTGTAGTATTTAGTCTCATTGCGCTTGAACCAATAGCCACATTGCTATACCCTGTAGTATTAGAAGACAAAGCTGAACTTCCAAAAGCAATATTTGAAGAAATATTTCCTGAACCAAGACCAATAGTTGCTCCATTAATAATAGCATCGGAACTTCCTCTAATAGTACCTGTTACATCTAAAGGATATAAAGGAGTATTATTACCAATCCCTAATCTGTTATTCGTATCGTCCCAAAAGAAGTTGGCATTGTCCTCAGCAATGGTCGTACCATCTGAAAATAAAACTGACCCACTTGTTAACGTTGGAATGTCGCTAGGCACAATCACATTTCCACTCAAGTCTCCAAATATACCGTTAACAGATACAAGCAATGCCCCACCAACGCCCGGAAGAATCAAGTCCTGATTATTATACTGCCCCGTTTTTAAAGTAACCGTGTTGCCTGATAGACCATATACAGTCCTGTCAATATTAATGTCTTGAGAGTAAGCAAACTGATTGCTCTCTAAATGTATTGTGTCAGAAGCATAAATAGCAGCATTGTTATACGGCAGCTTGTTAGTAACACGAACAGCAGTAGGTCCGTCAATGTTTTTGGTGTCAAGAATTATTCTTGAATTTATATTATTGAGTAAGATAGCTTCTGTTGCTATATACCCTAGGTCTAATACGCCTTGAAGCGTTTGTGTGCCTACATAGTAACCCCAAGTGGTGTCATTCCCCGGTCCGTTACTAATTGGAACCTGACCCGGCAGTCCTTGGCTACCCGATAAAGAGATGGTGCCCGTTAAAGATAAGTTGTTTGCAGAAAGACTAAACAACCCAAGGTTTACATCTTGGGTTGCAAAGTTGTAAGGAACTAAAAAGTTGTTACCAATAGAGGCTGCAAAATAATTTACCAAGTCGCCAACAGTATAGTTCTTGGTGACTAAGGCATTATTGGCATCACTACCAATAACCTTGTCACCATCAACTATCGTTCCGTCAATGACGTATGTACTTATCTTTGCCAATTATACTATTTTGTGTTTTTAGTAACCTCACCGGTTTGAATGTTGATTACAGAATCCTTTCCGTACTTCTCAACTAATTCTGTCTCATGCTTACTAAACTCAACCCTTAGACCGTCTATGTGTCTAATTACATTTTGTTTTGACAACTCAAGGTCTCCAAGTTCTAACTTTGCCTTGTTAAAAGCATCATTCATTTGTTGGATAGCTTGAAGTTCTTCAGGAGTTACGTGTACTTGTTCCATTTTAATTTGATTTTTTAATTTAAACAAAGATATTATTTTTTTAACTGAAAATGCATCCCGTCCTTGCGTTTCCACGTCCCACCCCAATCACATCCTGCATCAGTAAAACATTTTACAAACTCAGGCGATAGCTTTGGGGTCATGTTTAAATCATTTTCCGCACGATTTACGTCAACGGCAACAGCCCAACTGTGAAGTGAAAGGGATTTTAAATCTCTTTTGTTACGAATAACAAAAACGCCATCCCATGTTTTTAGCTCTTTTGTAAGCCCTCTATCAATAAGATTTCGCAAAGCCTTTTCTAAAACAGGCTTGAAATCCTTGTTGATGAATATTTTTTTTGGGAATCCAATGGTGCCTAATGCAGAAAACCTTACATGGCTGAAAGCGTTAAGAATTTCTGCAGGAACTATCCATAATTCAAAGTGCTTATTCTGCGTTTCTAATAAGTTAGGGTCTCCGTACTTCTTTAGCGCTTCATTAGATGTAAGTATCATATTTATTTTTTAGATAAAAAGTCAATTACTAATTTCAAAAAACCAATCCCTATCAGCGTTACTAATGCGTAAAAATACGACTTATATTTCCGAACCTCAGCCTTCAAGTCATACACCTCTTTTTGCATGCTCTTAAAGTTTCCTATAAGACCACTAGACTCCTTGTCTATTGGATTGCCTGCCAATAACGTATAAACATCGTTTAAAACAGTCTTCATTGAGGCAATCTCAGCCTTGATAGACTCTAGTTCGTCTGACATAATATCGAGCCTATTGTTATCTTGATGGTTCATACAATAGCTATATTACCAAAGTCCGTTTACTAATGTTGCAGTTGTTCCTGTCGCTCTCAGTCGTCTTACCTGAATCGGTAGCGTTGTACCTGCAGGTACACCATTAAAAGTCAATTGGTCCCCACCTATTGTGATTACAGACACGGTACCTGTTCCACCTATATACAAATTACACCCGGGGTTGCCCATGCTTGTCTGAGGAGACATAGAATAAACAGCGTAAACTTGCGCTGTTGAAGGAAAAATATTTGCATTTAAAGTCAGCTGAGTTTCACTGTCTACTGAAACAACAGTAGCTGCTGTATTTGCCGTATCGTTGTGAACAACGTCTCCTGTCTTTACATTGTCAGCAATAAAGGTTGCAGATGCATTGATTAATTTATTTGCAGTGGCTGTGGTATTTGTTCCTCCTGCAATCTGATTTGGATATGCAATATCAGCATTGTCCGAAGGATGCGCTCTTAATGCTCTTGAGAATGTTGTTTTGAATACTGACATATTTATTTTTTTTCTTTGTAAGGAAATATTTTGTTCAGAGCCTCCTTGCGAGCCTCACATCCACAATCGTCAATATCTAAAGCTTTTGCTATAGCGTCAACCGTTTGCTTGATGCCCGTAGCCTTGGTAATCTTCTCTATAGTATCACCAAGACCTTTGCTTTTACTTTTTAAGATGACTCTCATTTATCTAGCAAAGATATTAAATTAATTGAATAAATTTTTTGCATAAAAAAAGAGGGGACAACCCCTCAATACATAAATCTGATCTTTCGATCCTACTTCTTTTTTTTCATTGGAATTACACCTCTTGCAATAAGGATGTCCTTCTTAGTTATCTTACCATTGCCATCTCTATCAAGTGATTTGGCTTTATTCTTTTCTACCCTAGTTACTTTCTTTACTGTTTTCATTTTTTCTTTTTACAGGTTTACTTACGTTGCCTTTCAAGAACTTCATAGCTCCGTCCAAGGACTTCTTAGACTCAAACTTTGCAGCCTTCTTAACTATTTTCTTCATCATAGCTTTACTCTTTTTGCTTTGTTATTTAGAACATCATAATCAAAGTTCTCAGAACCAATACCAAATCTTTTGGAAGCCCTATCTACCGCCCTCTCGGAAGCAGTCATTGAATTTCTTCGCATACCCTCCTCGGTAAAGGTCTTGCCATCAGGCATCAAGTGACCACGCTTTTGCAGTAAATAAATTGCGTTCTTCTTGCTACCTACTTGAGAAGCAAGCCTGTCAATAAGCTGACCACTACCGGTATATTCTAAAGTCTTCATCTTAGTATTTACCTTGTCTTCCTTTTGGATTACTTGTCGTTGAGCCGCCCTTGCCTGCCCATAGGTTCTTACATGCCCAATACTTGGCGCTTAGCTTGTCAGTTGCACCATCGCACCCGTGTCTAGCCTTAAAGCTTTTACGAGCAGCAGCAGAATAGTTGTTGCCGTATCCCTTTGCTCCAAAGTGGATTAGTTTCTCTTCACCACCTGAACACGCTTTGACCATCTTCTTCTTGCCGGGTCTGTCCGATGGAACAGGACGGTTGCAGCTCATCTTTGACTTGTCTGCCATATTGGAAAGTTTTAACCTCTTTTAAAATCCCTGCTGAAATGACCTGCTTGTCCGGGGTCAACAGTAGGCAATGCCTCTTCTTCAACAGTAGGCTTTGTTTTAACAGGCTCAACAGTTTTACCCGTAGGAGCACTCTCGCTAACTGTAGGCAATGGTTCTAGACCTGATACCTTTTTTGTTGCTGCCATTGTTATTTACTTTTTTGATTAACACATTTTTTTTGAAGCCTTACCACCCTTAGAGGCAGTAGCCATTATCTTCTTTGTGGTTCCGGTACTACCCTTCATACCACCCTTTGCTTTCATTACACCACCCATGTCCCCACCACCTGTTGGCGGCTTAAGTCTTGAAGCACCGGGTAAGTTTGGGGTTGATTTTGTCTTTGACATTTTTTTTATTTTTAAATTTTGAAAATATTTTTAAGCACTGTATGGGTTAAGCCTTCCCTTCATTCCTCCCTTTTTAACCTCATTATAATTTATAGCTACCTTAGTAGGCTTTGAATCACCAACGGCAGCCTTTAATGGTGCCCGATAAGTCTTTTCTTCTTTCTTTATGGTTTTTTCTATTCTTTTAACCGCCCTTTTTTCAACACCTTCGTTTATTCTATCCCGTAAACGTTCTATAAAACCCGGACCACAATCTTTTACATTACTTGGACAGCTTAATTTATTCTTTGGCATTTTTTTTTATTTTAATGGTTGAAGTGTTTGTAATGTTTGTAACGTTTGTAATCCGCTAGGTCCCCTTTGCCTTTGTCTCTTTGAAGACTTTGTAGGCTTAGCTGCAACCTTTGGAGCAGGAGCCTTATACTTTATAGCGTCTAATTTCTCTTTAAGAGTCATCTTAGGTTTAGCAGTTTTTTCCTCAGTTTTTTTAGTGGTTACCATCTTGCTAATATTTATTTTTTTTTATACCTGAAACGGGAAGTTTGTCCATATAAACCTTTCCGTCTAAAGGGCTAATCTCCATTTTAGGAGTAGCAGATAATGGATAGTCACGTCCTTTATCTACTTTTTTCGCAATGATTTTTTGTTTATCTACTTTTTTCGCAATGATTTTTCCTTTTTTTTCTTTGATGTCTTGCATAAGATTTACTTTAATTGTTAGTAGTTGCCATTTTGACGAGTTTGTTTTACATCTGCTTCCATTGCAATATCAGGAGTATTTGCCAACGGAGTATCTGCCCTGCCCATTGTTCCTGCTTGTTTAGGAGCACGCTTCAATGCAGTTTTAAAGTTACTTGCAGAAACTGATATTGCTTTATCTTTTGCTTTTTTGTAAGCTTTTTCTTTCTCCGCTGCATAAGAAGCACTTACATTCTCCATCCTCTTTTTAGATTTCATTTTATCATCTTGCATACGATTTACTTTTATTGTTAGTAACTTTGAAAAACAAAGATAATAAATTAAATCAAATGAAAACAAAAGCATACGACTACCTAAAATATTGGAGGGTCATACGATATTTCTACAAAAGAAAATATGGCTTAGGACAAGCAGACCTCGACATGCTACTCTTCCTCTACTCAGAGTCATACTTCACAAAAGATAAGTTCACAGAATTTGACGAGCTCCTAAGTTGGGACATCAACAGGTTTGAGCGCTTGCTCCATGACGGGTGGATTGTGGTGTTCCGCAAGAGGATGGGTGCCCGTAAGGCATTGTACGAACTTTCGTACAAAGGAACACGCATGATAACAGAGATATACAAGAAGCTGAACGGGGATGAGATACCAACAAGCGTGTCTCACAACCCCGTATTCAAGAAGAACGTGTCATATGCAGACAAGGTGTACCGCAACATGATAATAAGCATGAACTCATCTATAAGACAACAACGACATCAGCCTCCCGAATAATCGTGTACTGATCGTCATTAATTAGCATGGTGAAGCCATGGCTCTTGTCGTAGTAGATGTCGTCACCCTTCTTGATTGTACTCACGTCAGTACCCGGCTCGATAACAAGACCACGCCTATAACGCATCATGTTAGCATCCTCGCCTGACAGAAACAGACCTGATTGGGTCTTTATCTCCTCGTCAATCGTCTTTATCACAAGGTATTTACCAATTGGTTTCATCTATTAAAGTTTATTTTGCCTCGTAAGTACGAGCCATGGTGATGATTGCATTTGTGCTAAGTATGGTGACAGCTACACTCACCGCATTTTGAAGTGCGCTCCTCGTAACCTTCAACGGGTCAATAACACCCATCTTAATCAAGTCGCCAAACTCACCCGTCTTCAGGTTGTAACCATGACCGCTCACGTCAATACCCAACTCATAAACATCAACGGGCTCTATTCCGGCATTATTTAGAATAGTTCTCAGTGGTGTAGACAATGCGTTCGACATGATAGCCCTCGCTACGTTTAGCTCATTGCTCCTATGCTCAGCAGCTTGGAATATCTCAAAGCCAAGCTCATACAAAGCCTTCCCTGCTCCCGGTAGTATGCCCTCCTCTAAAGCTGACCGAACCGCACAAACAGCGTCATCAACCCTGTCGTACAACTCCTTCTGCTCCAAGTCAGTGTTGCCACCAACGAAGATTACACCAATGCCACCCGTCAATGACGCAATACGCTCAAGCAAGTAGTCCTTAACTGACTTTAACCTTGCGTCAGCATGTGCCTGCCACAACTGCTCAACCCTCTCGTTAATCTCCTCCTGCTTAATCTTCAACCCCGACTTCAGTATCACCGTCTTGTCCTTGCTCACAATAACCTTGGCAGCATGCCCCAAGTCAGCATAGTTGATGTGGCTCAAGTCGTCACCCGTCTTCTCACTGAAGTACGTGGCACCAACACTAAGTGCAATGTCTTGCATCAGCTCGTTCTGCTTGTACCCAAATGCCGGAGGCGGAACAGCAACAACCTTCAAGTTGCCCTTCATCACATTTGCCGCCAACGTGTTTATCACATTCGCATTGCAAGGAGAGATAATCAACAACCTCTTCCCCTCGCTTATAATTGGTTTCAATACGTTTTCAATCTGAAGAATATTCGCTATCTCAATATCTGCTACCAAGACCATAACATCCTCAAAAACACACTCGTCCTTCTTTTGGTCGTTAATAAACAACGGTGAAAGATACCCACGGTCAATCTTTAAGCCCATGGTCGTCTCAGCATACGTCTCATGCGACTGTGACTTCTCAACCGTCACAATACCGTTCTTGCCAACGTCCTTGTACACCTCAGAGATAATCTTCCCAATGCTCTTGTCATTGTTCGCTGAAATAGTAGCCACGTCCACAATGGTCTTATTTGACACCTTCTTGCTTCTCGCCTTTAACTTCTCCACTACCTCGTCAGTTATCTCCACCATATGTCTCAACACCTCTGTCCTGTTAACCTCACCATCCTTTATCAAGTTCAATCCTGCAAGCACCAATGCCTCGGTCAATACAATAGCAGTAGTCGTACCATCACCGGCACTCGTTGCCGTCTTCTCCGCAGCCTCCTTCATCATCTTAACCGCAAGGTTCTCCACCGGGTCAAGCAAGTCCATCGCCTTAGCAACAGTTACACCATCCTTGGTAACAGTAATTCCATGTGTGTGATTGGGAGATTCAATTAAGACAGTGTTGCCACTTGGACCCAAGGTGCTGCCTACAGCCTTTGACATTTTCATTACACCCTCAATAAGTCTCTTCCTTCCGTCCTCGCCAAACTGCAAATCTTTGGGAGAGTAAACTTCGTTGTTCATATTCAAGTTGATTTGATTGTAACGCAAATATAAACCAATAAAACACACAAACAAATTTTTAGTCAAATACCGGAATGTCAATTTAAAATTTTCCCTACTCTCTCTCTCTCTTCTTCTTCTTCTTCTAAAAATCCCCCATTAAAATTTGACTTTAAAATTGACATTTTCGACACTACTATTGATTATTAATTAGTTATCTCTCTAAAAACGACATAAAAACTAACATTAAAATGTCGATAATTAGGAATAATACAAAAAAAAGAAGTCTATAGAAATAGACCTCTTAAACCAAAACGCTCGAAATGTAGAAAAATTTTAATCGCACCCACAATCACTCATGGAATTACCCATTGCGATAGCCTCCGAATAAGTAGATATCTTCTCAGAACGCTTCATCATTTTCTTGGTTTCGCAAAGCTGCTGAATGCCGGTACGACTATCAGGAGCATTGTTAATCAACATACCATTCTTTTGGGTTAAACCATATCCCGAACCCTGCTGCTGATAAATACTGTTTCTTAAGTCAAGTTTCTTGTTTGCCATATTGGTGTTTTTAGTACACAAATATAATGAAATATTCTCACTGTGGGGATTCTAACAGGATTTATGATGAACCGGACGAAAACGAAAACGAAAATATTTTCAGGGGGTGGGGGTGCGCTTTCAAAAATTCCCGTCCATATTTTTGGCGTTTCCATGGTCATGGCATGGCTGCATAGCTGCAAGATAATGCAGTGGTATTACTCCCGTCCGTTTGCCGTCATTACCCATGCATTCCGTCCATACGTTTGCAGTCCGCCCTACCCTCAAACATTTGCAACATGAATTTAAAAGTATATTCCATTGCGCTACCTAAAGTTAAACTTTAGATAGCTACCTGAAGTTAAACTTTAGATAGACTGCGCAAAGTAAGCGCCTAGCAAATAAAGTTAGATCAATCTAACAATTATTTTGCGCCAAAGTTAGACGAGTCTAACAAATAAAGTTAGACAAGTAAAGTGCCTTCAGGGTCTGCTTTCCCTCCCTTCGCTTTGAATCTCAATAAATTTTTTAAATTATTTTCATCTTCTACAACCCTTGCTGCTGATACGTTTCAGAGGTTATCAACATAATTTTTTTGTAAATGTGGATAAAGTTATTTGGATAATGTTTTTTCTTTAATGTAGTATTGTGGAATAATTGAACGACGAACAAACGAATTTTAAGCATTTAAAAATAAATAATATGACAAAAGCAATTTTAAACAAGATTAACGAAATTAATTCATTGATTGAAACGGTTAACGAATTGGGAGATTATCCAATGACATATGCAGGTACAACTTTCCCTTACTATGTAGTGATAAAGCCGATAAGGGTAAAGAATCAGTTTGTTACCATCGAAAGTGATATCAACTATTATTCATTTATTGACAAGAAAGAAAGATACAATGTGAATAAAGATTCAAATTTCGGTGATGAATACTGCAAAAAGCATTTATTATATACTTTGAACATTATATTGAAATCATTTAAACAATTAATAGCTAAAAACCATGACTAGAAATTACAACAGAAGCAAAGTATTAAATTATTTTGACCTTTCGGACGAACAAAAGGAAGATGCAGTTAACATATACTGCCTCACGTACGAACAAGCGGAAGGAGACCTTTACGTGATAAGTAAATTTAAGGGTAAAGATGAAGCATTGCCAATGTCTTTATTTTTAAGAACGTACGGAAACAATTTTACGCATGGCGTTTTTTCAGATTCTTACTTTTCAGGCTATTGTTTAACATTAAGCAGATGCAATACAGAAGCGGTAATTGCATATAAATATTTTTAATTCATTCATTTATTCATTCAAATCAAATTAACCATCATGCAAAAAGTAATTTATTCCACATCATTTATTGAATTTCTTAAAAATTCAGATTGTAAAATTGCCAATGTATTATATAGGCTAAATTTCAAACGTTATACGCCACTGTGCATAAATGCAAATTATGTTGATTATATAACATTCAGGAAAGATGGCACAATAAGCTACCTACCTTCAGGCAAGGAATGTATATACAATGACAGCGGAGAATGGAGCAAAGAAGGACGGCAGAACGGCAAACCTAGTAAAGTAATTAAAAAGCTATTCAGCGCAAAATTTGCTTCATACTTTAAAGATGCAGATTTCGAATGTTTCACCAATGCCTACAAAGCAAATTTCAATGATGACGGATATAGTTTTGAACTTTTGCCGTCAACCAAAATACCATACGTTTATGATATGAAACGAGCGGAGGGAAGCGCATCATTAAACAGCAGTTGCATGAACGGTGATAGCAGATATCTTGACATTTATAGGGACTGCAAAAGTTTGCAAATTTTAACCCTGAAAAACAATGAGGGTGAATTGTGTGGTAGGTCATTGTTGTGGAAATTAGAAGGAGACATAAATTTATTAGACAGAATATATGTAGCGCAAGATTGGCAATATGATAAATTTTTAACATTCGCAAAAGATAACGGATATTGGCGCAAAGTAGAATATAAAAGTTTTGACTACAAGACAAATTTTGTAAATCCTGAAGGTGAGCAAGTGGTGAGGAAGTTCATTGTACATACTGATACGGAGCATGACTATTATCCGTATATAGATACCTTCCAATATGGCGGAGATGGTTTTTTATGCAATTATTCAGGAGATGGTATATATTGCTACAATGATACGGGAGGAAGCAGAGAAGGAGACGAGACGAGAAGCTACGACGAGATAAACGATTGTTATATTGATTCTGAAGATGCAATATACATTGAAGAAGGGGAGCGCAGATATAGGGGAAGGTATTGCCACATTGATAATTGTGTGAATGTTAATAGTGAATGGTATCATGAGGACGATGAAAACATCGCAAGAGTTAACGGTAATTGGTACACTATAGAAGGAGGTGAAATTGTATTAGTTAATGACGAATGGCAGCTACATGATGACTGTTATTTTTGTGAAAGAGATGGTGAATACTATTTAACTGAAGATTGTGTTTTTTGCGAAGATGACGATGAATATATTTTGCAAAGTGATGCAGTAAAAGTTGAAGGAAACTATTATCATCCTGACAGCGACAAGATTGTATTTATAGACGGTGAATATTGTATAAAGAATGATGATACAGATGAAGAAACAAATTAATAAAACCCTAAAAACTAAAAGATGAAGAACAAATTAAAGGAAGTATTGAGCATACAAAGTGAAAGTTATAATCAATTCAGAATGTTTGCCTACATTATAAGGCAATTAAATTCGATAGGCTGCAATTATTATACCTACAATGGCTGCATATATGCAACCAAAGGTAAGACTGATACCTATCCATGTATTGCATCTCACATGGACACGGTGCATAGCATTGAGGAGAATTTAACGGCAGTGGAGGTGAACGGTAACATAACGGGAATCAATGCAGTTACAATGTCACAGACGGGCATAGGAGGGGATGACAAGGTAGGTATCTTTATTGCGCTGCAATGTTTGGAAAGTTTTGACAATATAAAGGCAGTGTTTTTTAGGGATGAGGAGGTAGGCTGCGAAGGTAGTTATACATCCAACAAAGAATTTTTTGATGATTGTAGTTTTGTTTTACAATGCGATAGACGAGGCAATACAGATTTCATAACGAATGCAAGTGGAGCGCAGTTATCAAGTACTAAATTTCAAGACGATGTTTTTCCTATAATTTCAAGCTACGGATATTCGTTTAATGTAGGCATGATGACTGATGTAATGGCACTGAAGCAGTCAGGTATATTGTGCAGCATGGCAAATATTAGCTGCGGATATTACAACCCTCATTGCTTCGATGAGTATGTGAATATTGCCGATGTGTTTCATTGCCTAGAGATGGTGATTGACATAATAAAAAGCATAGGAAACGGATCTTATCCATGCAAGTACAAGGAGCATAAAAGCAGCCTACATAAAAGCTATGACAAAATATTTGCTGACGATGAAGAGTATTTTTATTCATCATCAAAGAAGGTGAATGTTTTATGTGAATGCTGTAATGAGCAAAGCAGCCTACAATTTGTGCCTGAATATGGCATAGATATGTGCGAGAAATGTATCAAAGATTATATAAACTTTTAAAACCAATCAACATGAACAGAGACAAATTTTTAGATGCAATTATTGAAGAGATTAATTCATTCGACAGCGATGATATGTTGGAACTTAACAACACATTTTGCGAACAACAAAACTATCCTGACGGTAGGATATACAACAATGATGATAGTTTCCTAGATGAAAATTTCAGCAGTATTACGGATGCCGTTCGTGCTGTATCTTATGGCGATTATAGGCATTGGGATAAGTATGTAAGGTTTAACGGATATGGTAATTTAGAAAGTCTTAAAAACGTTACAGAAATTGACCTATACGAAAACTATGTACTAATAGCGGAGGAAGTTGCAGACAACTATCGATACTACGAGCATATTTTTAAGCTAGACGAGAGTGATTTTGAAGATATTGACGATGAGACAGACGAAGATGATGATACCTATTTAGAACCATAAAAATTAATCAAAATGCAAAAAGAAAAAAACATGAGGACGCTTTTTAAAGTTTACTATAAGCAATGCCCTCACATGAAAATTGAATATACAGCACAAGAACAAGACCAATCATGGATAGTCATGGAAGGAATTGAATTAAGTTACATGATGTATCAGGGGAAATGTCAGCCAATTTTTATGTGTGGAAGGCTCGATGAAGTATATTATTTCAAGACGTATGCTGAATGCGATAGAGTGTGGAACATGGGTGAGGATGAAGTTATAGCATACGACAAAAGTTTACAAACAATTTAAAAACTAAAATCAAATAACATGGTACACAAAATTAAACTATTCTTTATGCTCATCATCTTGTTGGGCTTATTGTTTGCATCGTTACAAAGTTGCACCACCTATAGTAAAGGGTGCGATGGCAATAAAAGAATGCTAACAGCAGGGTCAGGTTACACAAAATTTCGTAAATAAATAAAACTAAAACAAAATGATACAAACAAAAGATGGTTTTGTATGGCTTGATGTTAGCCACAAATCAAAAGAAATTTTCTCATCAGGACTATTTGAATTGTACGTTATGCACAATGACGGTAGCGAATCACTCATAGAGTCATATGCTGACCTTAACGATGCGTGGGAATGTGGGTTAAAAATATGTATTGAAGTTGGACAATTATAAAACCAAACGACATGAAACAATTTTTTTGGAAAGACAAATCGGGCAGAGGTATTACAAATACGTTCACCTTAGACGATGTAAAGAATGCATTCAAAGACGATACCAATGATGATGGCGAAACCATTAACGATTGGGCAGACAATGCAAAAGAAGGCGATGTATGGCAGAATTCATCAGACAAAGTAACTTGTATAAAAAACTAAATTAACATGAAAAAAGAAATAAATTTGATAGAAGTAAATACGCCACTTTACCCTATATGGAAAAATGGCAGTCCAACAAATAGATATAAAGTAATTACAAATTACATCAATCCTGAAATGATTGTATGCATTGAACCATATACGGGAACAATGCTTCATGAAGGATGGGATTGTTCAAAAATAACTGTTAGTGATGGCTTAAAAAGTAAGATATTTTACGACCAGAGACAGCCAAAAGAACTATTTGAAATAATAAATAGCTAAATAATAATATTTAACAATAATTTTCACCACAAATCAAATCAACATGAAGAATTTCCTAGAGTCAAAAACATTCACATTGCTGCTTGTCGTAGTGGCATGGTCACTATTTATCGGAGCAATATTTTTAATCAGAAAATTATAACCATGGTAACAAAAGCAATTTTAAGAATGCTCGATATAGCATCAATCGAAGAGTATTTTGAACTTATTCTTGACGTAAAAGACAATGGACATGACTCTATAGCTAGAAATTTGTTCAATGAACTTTCCCCTGATGATAGTGGAGGTGGTACGGGGCAGCGCACAAAGTTTTTCAATTGGTATGCCGAGCAACTTGGCGAATCAGAATCATTAACCGAAGTAATTAACTTTAAAAACTACTTTCTATGACACATAGACCAACAGAAAATGAGCGCCTTGAGATAGTTCAGGACGTTATTGACAGATTAGTGTTCCTACCTGACGAGGAACTGAAGAAATACTTGTACTTTCTAAACACATTAAAAGCCCTATACCCAATTAGTGTGACGATCGAAAATGGAATCAGAGTCTATCCTAAGACGGTAAATACCTCCACACAAAGTTAGGGTAACAGAAAATTAAAAAATGACAGCACAATCAAACAACCAATACCTGATTAAGATAAACAAGATAATTGCCTATATGCCATCGAATATGTACACACAATGGGCAACAATGAGCGAAGACGGCAAACGTTTTTATGTCAGTAGGGGTGCAATGGGGCGTTTATCAATCAGCACATCATCCGCAGAAATTATTTCTTGCGGTATTATTTACTTATAAAATCAAATCAAAATGAAGAATTTACATAAGATACTATCAAGTGAGCCTACTAAGAAGGGCGACATAGCGGTTGGCATTGGCTTAAGGATATGGGACGGTGAGGGTGAGGCGCCACATCATTCCTACAATCTGTACATCACTAATGACGAGGAAATTTCTAATGAGTATTGGGTGACAAACGGTCGGGAAGTTTTTAAGCCATCAGACTGTCCGAACATATCCTTGGATTTTGCAAAAAGATTTTGGAGAAAGGTAATCCTGACAACAGACAGACTTCTTATTGCCGATGGCGTACAGCCCATACCTAATGACTTCCTTGAGTGGTTTGTGAATAACCCAAAGTGTGAGGAGGTTGAGATTAAGATGTGTGTAACTGACCCGTTGAAGGTTACGAGAAGCGTATTGCAGCCTAATTTGTGGCAATATAAAATAGTAATGTCTAAAGCAGAAACAATTGAAGAAGCCGCTGAGAATTATGCAGTGCAATACCTTATTGAAGATGAACAAGAAATAGATTCAGTAAACAGAAAACAATCTTTTATAGCAGGTGCTAAATGGCAGGCTGAACAATTTAAAAATACAAAACGATGAAAAGATTCCTATTCGTGTCTTCAAGGGCACTCGACTCAATACTTTTTTTATTCTTAGCAATTCCGGTTTATACAATTATTTTTATTCAATCACTTAAATCAAAAAAAAATGAACAACGAAATCAAATTTAACCACAACAAGAAACAACTTCATGATGCCCTAGGCATAGAAGGATCTAGCGAAGAGTTGTCAGAAAAGATGGCTGCGCTTGTATTAAGTTTTGTCGCATCAGGAGGCGAGAAGGCTAGTATGTTGGCAGAGAAAATGTACAACGAACTTCCACCAAACGTTATACTGCTTCTCGCACTACAAAGCGTTCATGATTCAATTGATAGCATGTCTATTTCGATTGATGAACAGAGGGCAAGTAGTTCAAAGACAATGGCTATTATTTCAGAGATAATGGAGATGCTTACGGGCGGTAAGCCTAAAACAAAATCATTTAATCCAAACAATAACTAATATTATGATAGTAGTAACAAGAACAATCAGCAGAAAGGTTATCGAAGACGTATTCGTCACAGCCCTAGAGGGCGGTAGTAACTATTGGTACTTCCTTCCCGAGCAGTCGGTGAAGGCAATTAGGGCGGTTGTCCCTAAGGACGTAGACCCATACCTTAGCACAGCTATTGGAAAGGCTATTCTAGACTTTGGAGTAGAGGTTGATATCAGCGATGTTGAGGACGAAGAGTATGTATTGGGCACCATAAGCGTTAAGACCCTGCAAGAAAGACTTCAGAAACTTGCAGACAGCGAACACAATTGGGCGCTTGACAGAGAGATAAATGAGGATGGAGATGCAGAGACGAGCGACATCGTTATGCAGTACATGGCATTGGGAGAAATTATTTACGGATAATTTTGCAGTGTCGCAGAATTATTATATCTTTGAACACTTAATAATCATATTAACTTAAATTTAAACAATGAAGCAGAATATTTTTAATCATTATGCAGATAGGATAGCAAAACTATTTAACATCAGCAAGGAGGACATGTTCTCTAAGTCAAAGAAGAGTGAGTTGGTAGATGCTAGGCATCTTCTTTACTACATGTGCTATAATAGGCAAATGAAAATAACTTCCATTGAGGACTACATGGCTCTTAGCGGTTACACAATTAAACATTCGTCAATCATCCATGGCATAAAGGCTGTGGAGGACAAGATAAAGGAGGACAAGGACTACGTTGTAGCTATCAAGGAGTTGGACAAAAGCACATCAATTTAATAACCATAAATCAAAAAAAACAATGACAACATTTGAAAAGTTATCAGCAATCAACGTCAATGACCACGTTGAGAAAAAGAACGGTCTTACTTATCTGTCATGGGCATGGGCATGGGCGGAGGTTAAGCGCAATTGTCCCGATGCCAACTACAAGGTACTTCCGTTTGAATTTAACGAGCAGCTAGGCTACATGTGTAACACTGAGGTGACGATAGATGGCGAGACGTTATCAATGTGGCTACCGGTAATGGACGGGGCTAACAAGGCTATGCTAGACAAGCCATATGCCTACTTCACTACTAAGTGGGAGAGCGGCAGGAAGATTGACGTTCAGAAGGAGGTTCAGGCAGCGACCATGTTCGACATCAACAAGACCAACATGAGGTGCTTAGTTAAGAATCTAGCCATGTTTGGGCTCGGGTTGTACATATATGCCGGAGAAGATCTACCTGAGATTGTAGAGACTCCTACGGTGGCACAAGCACTATCTACTCCTGACGAATCTGTAACAGAACAAGTCGTATCTTTACCTGACCTTAAAAAAGGTTCGGACAATTGGACAAATGTTGTTAATTATGCAACAGCAAACAAGGGGTTGGGTATTGACAAGATTGTAAATCAGGTCTCAAGAAAGTACAAGGTTTCTCCGGCATTGAAGAAGGAGCTGAAGAAGCTAGTAGAGCCTGATAATGTGGCAGCAGAACTACCGTTAGCGGTATGGGTAGATGCGTCAGATAACAATATTGCAACAACATCAAACCCACAGTAAAATGTCAGAAAAAATAATCGATATACTACGCAATGACCAAGAGTACTACAATGGCATTGGCAAACAGTTTCTTTCCAATTCAGATATAGGAACGCTTTTGAATAACCCTCAAGACTTCGGCAAGAAGCGTGAGGACAACAAGGCGTTCGCAGAGGGTAGATACTTTCATAAGTTGCTCCTTGAGCCTGACAAGGTGAAGGACGAGTTGTTTGTGGACGTTAGCACTCGCACAACGAAGGAGTACAAGAACTTTTGTGAGACCAACAACGTGGCGTTTGCCCTCCTCAAGAAGGAGATGGACGAGATGGAGAGACTTGCATCAATCATGAAGGGTAACATCCACTTCTTTGATGAGATATACAAGCCCGGCAATAAGTTCGAGGTTCCGGCGATCACAGAGTTGTTTGGCTTACCGTTCAAGGGCAAGACGGACATCGAGCAAGAGTCAGACTTCCTAATTGACCTGAAGACAACGAGCGATATCAACAAGTTCATCTATTCTGCTAAGGCGTACAACTACGACTCTCAGGCGTTCATCTACGAGAAGCTATTCGGTAAGCGGATGAAATTCTACGTGGTTGACAAGGAGACGGGGCAGCTAGGCGTGTATCACGTTGATGATAGTTTCCTACAGAGGGGCGGTGAGAAGGTTGAGCGTGCGGTTGAGGTGTACAACAAGTACTTCGGACCAAACAAGTCAGAGGAGGTCGAGAATCATTTTGTAGAGGCTACGCTACACGGGTAGTATCTTTAAATACACTATTAGTCAGTTGGTGTAAGTGGGTTAAAAACCATCTAGGGCAACATCGCTGCACAGCAGTGGGATGCAGGTTGGAATCCTGCACTGACTATTAAAAATACTTTCATGTTTGCTCAGTCCCAAGGGCGGCATGATTGATAACAGATTGGGACAACAATTAAAAAAAACACACAATGGCACAAGACGAAAAAATCTTTGCAGACGGCTTCTCATTCAAGAGAAATGAGAAAGCACCCGACTTCGTAATCGGCAGACTATCCATGAGAGTGGATGAAGCGGTTGCCTTCATCAAGCAACACGAGCGGAATGGTTGGGTAAACCTAAACATCAAGACAGCCCGTAGCGGCAACCATTACGTTGAGTTAGACACGTATGAAGCACAAGCGGAACAGAGTCCTAAATTGAATGCTGCAGCCCCCAAAGCAAAACCAAAGGCAGCACCACAGGAAACAGAGGAGTTACCCTTCTAGTTCCCGTTTTAAATCCAATAGTAACGGGGGAGTTTAGGCTCCCCTATTTTTATCCTTCTCCCATGACAGAAATGTCAAAAAAAAATTTCCTATATTATTATATATACTTTCTTCTATTCTTTATTATTTTTCTCACTAGAATTTGAAGAAAAAATCGACAGAAAAGACGTAAGTATTAATAATCAATAAGTTAGGGGTTTAAAATCATACACAAAAACGACACGAAATGACAGCAAATGTAACAATATTCCAAAACATCAAGGACACGGACACTCCCTTCTTCCGTCCGGTCAACAAAATACTAGAGCGAATAAAGAACGGAGCAACAAAGGAGTTGGTAAAAAAGATTAGGTCAGAGAGCAATAAGTCTGATCGTAACGAGTTAAAGAAGCAGCTACCTGCAATATGTTTTAGTGGCACATTCAACAAGAGACTAGACACTTCGTTGATTCAGCACTCAGGGTTGGTATGCCTAGACTTTGATGGGTACCTTAAGCAGAAGGAACTTTTGCAGGACAAGGAGAGTTTGTCGAAGAGCAAGTACGTTTATTCTGTATTCATCTCACCGTCAGGTAACGGGCTGAAGGTATTGGTTAAGGTTCCTGAAGACCCTGAGAACCATGTGAACTACTTCAACAGCCTAGAGAAGCACTTCAATTCACCATACTTCGACAAGACGAGCAAGAACCTTAGCCGAGTTTGCTACGAGTCTTACGACCCACTGCTGCACATCAACGAGAACTCATCTGTTTGGGACGTTATAGAGGAGACCGAGTACACAGAGGTTAGTAAGAACAGAGACCAACCCACGATACCAATTACTGACGAGAACAAGATTGTGGAGATACTCGTAAAGTGGTGGACAAACAAGTATCCGATGAGCGAGGGTCAGCGAAACCACAACGCTTATATCCTTGCCATGGCGTTCAATGACTTTGGTATCAACAAGAGCCTTGCCGTGTACGTCTTGAACCACTACTCTAGCGAAGACTTTACTACCAAGGAGATTGCTATAACGATTGACTCAGCGTACAGGAACACGATGAACTTTGGGACTAAGTACTACGAGGATGAGGAGCGCATAAACCAAATAAAAGCGAAGCTACGGAGAGGCGTTTCTAAGAAGGAGATCAAGATTCAACTTCAGGACTCGAACCTAGACTCAAACGTTATCGATGCGGTTCTGAACAAGGTTGAGGAGGAGAACGCAAAGCAGACCTTTTGGGACAGGAACGAGCGAGGTGTTATCAGAATAGTTCACGTTCTTTTCAAGCAGTTCCTTGAGGACAATGGCTTCTACAAGTACTGCCCCGAGGGTGGGAAGAATTACGTGTTCGTGAAGGTTACAAACAACTTGATTGACCACACTTCAGACAAGGAGATTAAGGACTTCATACTTTCCTATCTCATTGACTTGGACGACATCAGTGTGTACAACTACTTCGCTGACAACACTAGGTTCTTCAAGGAGGAGTTTCTTTCGTTGCTGTCAACGATTGACATTTACTTCATCGAGGACTCAAAGTACTGCTCGTATCTGTACTACAAGAACTGCGCTGTTAAGATTACAAAGACCGAGGTTACGCCAATTGACTACTTAGATCTTGGCGGCTACGTTTGGAAAGACCATGTGATTGACCGGAACTTTACGATATGCAGCGTTACTGAGAGATGCGACTTTAAAAAGTTCATCTCAAACATCAACGGCAGTGATGAACAAAGGGTAAGCGCAATGGAGAGTACGTTGGGATTCTTGATGCATGGCTACAAGAACCTATCTTTCTGTCCGGCAGTGATACTGAACGATGAGGTGATAAGCGACAATCCGGAGGGCGGCACGGGCAAGGGGCTAATTATGAATGCGCTATCAAAGATGAAGAAGTTGGTGGTTATCGATGGTAAGTCGTTTGCTTTTGAGCGTTCATTCGCATATCAGTTGGTATCAGCGGACACGCAGATACTTTGCTTTGATGACGTGAAGAAGCACTTCGACTTCGAGAGATTGTTCTCGGTTGTTACGGAGGGGTTGACATTGGAGAAGAAGAACAAGGATGCCATCAAGATACCGTTCAGCAAGTCACCGAAGATTGCCATAACAACAAACTACGCCATCAAGGGAGCAGGTAACTCGTTTGCAAGACGTAAGTGGGAGTTGGAGCTGCATCAGTACTACACTAAAAGCTATACGCCATTGGACGAGTTTGGCAAGTTGATGTTCGGGGATTGGAACGATGCAGATTGGTGCGAGTTTGACAACTACATGATTGGGTGCCTGAAGAACTACCTGACCACGGGTCTTGTCAAGTCAACGTTTGTGAACTTAAAGATTAGGCAGTTGTCGGCAGAGAGTTGTCACGAGTTCATTGAGTGGTGCGGATTGGTTGAGGGTAACGACAAAAGCAACTCACTGTTTGCGGAGCAGAGGCTTTACAAGAACGACCTGTACTACAACTTTGTTGAGGAGCATCCTGACTACGGACCGAGGGGTAGGATGAGTATAAGCAGGACGAGGTTCTACAAGTGGCTTATATCATATGCCTTGTTCAAGGAGGGCGTTCAGCCGGAGGAGGGCAGGGACCACATAGGGCGTTGGATAATCATTAAAAAGAAACCTATAAACTAAAAACTATGGAAAGAATAAAAGGCGTCACAGATATTAAAATATTTGTGACACCAAAAAAAGAAGCAGAAGAATTAGTAAGAAAATACTATTCTTTTGGATTAAACAATGCAGCACAATCATTCAGTTGGTATGAATGTAAACAATGTGCATTAATAGCAGTTGATGAGATAATAAATTCAAGACCTGCTATAACAGATTCTCAAATAGAATATAAAAAATATTGGCAAGAAGTTAAAAAAGAAATAGAAAAATTATGACACCAAACGAACACATCGAAAGAATATTGGGCTACTCAAACGAGATGATGTGGCTGCAGTGCGTGATGCTAAAGGATGTTGTTACGTCATCAAAGAGTGTAACCGTTGGACGTGGAAAGAATGCTGAGATAAGGAACATACTCAAGTACAAGTCAGACCCTGTGATTGTTGATAAGGTTGTAAGGAGCTGCAAGTACTACAAGGAGCTGTTTGAAGCGGAGCCTGAAGTGAAAGTTGTCCTAAGGGACTACCAAAAGGATATCGTAAGCAAGGGTGTCGCCATCCTTAAGAAGCACGGGTTCGTCTACCTAGCCATGGAGGTACGTACAGGCAAGACCCTTACATCGCTGTCCATGGCTGAAGTAGTAGGTGCCAAGCGTGTGCTGTTCATAACAAAGAAGAAGGCAATAGGCTCAATACATGCTGACTATAAAATGCTAAACCCATCCTTTGACCTAGTGGTTATTAACTACGAAAGCCTGCACATTGTATCAAGCAATATGGTTTGGGACCTTATAATTTGTGATGAGGCACACAGCATGGGAGCGTTCCCTAAGCCAAGTGACAGAGCAAACGCTGTAAGGGAGCTAGTCAATAACTTGAAGCCCATGGTGATACTGTTATCAGGTACTCCAACCCCCGAGTCATACTCGCAGATGTACCATCAGGTGTACGGCATATCGGGCAACCCTTTCAGGGAGTTCTCAAGCTTCTATCGGTTCTGTGATAAATACGTCAACGTCAAGCAGAAGAAAATAAATGGTCTGTTGATGAACGACTACACTAGAGGCTTAGATACGATACTTGCAGCCATGGAGCCATATACCATCAGCTACACGCAGAAGGAGGCAGGATTCAACGCTGAGACTACGGAGGAGGTGTTGGAGGTTCAGATGAAGGAGTCAACCTATAAGTTGATTGCAAAGTTGAAGAAGGACTTGGTTGTTGAGGGTAAGGAGGAGGTTATCCTTGGGGACACGCCCGTAAAATTAATGATGAAAGTACACCAACTTTGCTCAGGAACAATTAAATTTGAAAGCGGAAACTCGATGATAGTAGACTACAGCAAGGCTGAGTTTATCAAGGAGCATTTTGGCGGCTGCAAGATTGGTATCTTTTACAAGTTCAAGGAGGAGCTGAACGCTCTCAAGGAGGTATTCGGGGACCAACTGACCACCGAGCTTAGTGTCTTCGATGAAACTGACAAGAATATTGCGCTGCAGATTGTTTCAGGTCGTGAGGGAATATCACTGAAGCATGCTGACTACTTGGTCTACTACAACATTGACTTCAGCGCCACTAGCTATTGGCAGAGCAAGGACCGGATGACAACAAAGGATCGGCTAGAGAACAAGGTCTTTTGGATTTTTTCCAAGGGCGGCATCGAGAAGGACATCTACAAGGCTGTAACAAAAAAGAAGGACTACACCGTTAACCATTTTAAAAAAGATTTCTTAATATGAAGTACAAGATAATTAACATTGTTATATGGACTATTTTTGTGATTATTATATGCGGCTCAGTGTCCGTATTTTTAAACTAATAAACATGAAAAGCAAAAGGAACACGTTAGCCGGAAAGCACCCATCTTACGATAAGCTAGGGATGACCAAGGCTCAAAAAGAAAGCAAGCTAGAGTACGACAAGAAGTATCAAGCTTCTGAGAAGATGAAGAAGTACAGAGTAGAACTCAACAAGGCGAACCGTGCAGCCGGAACCTACGGTAACAAGGACGGCATGGATGCTAGTCATACAAAGTCAGGGAAGATAGTTATGGAGAATAAAAAGTCAAATCGGGCACGCAATGGGCACAACGGCAAATCAACCAAAAGATGACCGAGCAGCAGATACAGACAAGGAGAATAAAAGAGCTTGAGGCTCAGGGGTACTATGTTATTAAGCTAACAACAACGAATAAGAACGGCATCCCTGACCTCCTAGCTCTACCTAGGGACAGCAACGTCCTGTTTGTAGAAGTCAAGGGTCCGAATGGAAAGCTATCAAAGCTGCAAGAATACAGAATCAAAGAGCTCAGAGAGCACGGGTTAAAAGTAGAAATTCACAAACCAATCTAAATCAAATCGACCATGAAATCTGAAATGGAATTATTAAAAAATATAGTAGACAACGTATTCGGAATAGATATATCAAGAACAAACAGGAGAAGAGAGACCGTGGACGCTAGAATGATATACGGAATGCTTTTAAGAGGAAGGGGATATACGTTCTCAAGCATAGGAAAGTCTTTGAATAATGACCACACAACAATAATGCATCACTGCAAGAAGGCTGATGACATACTTGCTCAGGACGATAGTTTGATGAGAAAGTACATAGTTTGTAGGGACATGTTTCAAGAGGCTTTGAAATTGGATGACAAGGATAGTTTTTTAGACAACACGAAACTTAGCTCCTTGATGCTAAGAAGTCAGGTAGAAAGATTAATTTTAGAGAATGAAAAGCTCAAAAATGAGTTGAAACCTACCGAACCAAACAAAAGACTTTTGAAAATATTTGATAAAATAAAAGAGAACACTCCTGATGGTGCAGAAGACTTTGTCTATAAAAAGATAGACCATATGTTTAAGGAGCTGCAATCATAAAGCATAAACAATGGACGACAATAAAAAGATTGAACAAGAGAGGGCTATGAGAATTTTGTTAAGGCTAACAGAATATCATGTAGCCCTCTCTTCAATATACGAGAATATTGTTGACCGGGATTTTGAAGATGCAGAGGTAACTATACGGACGCTTGTCATGGAATTGAGGTTCACCCTTAAATCAATTAAGGATGATGATTTTTGAAACAGAGCAGGACCTCATAAGAGAGAAGAAAGCAATTGAGGTTTTCGTAAAAACATTCGGAGGATCATACCAAAAGCTTGACCCTTTTGATGTCGACTTTAAAATATTCGACAAGGACAACAACCTTATCGCCTACGCTGAGGTGAAGGGCAGGATAAGGACAATGAGGAACGCTTACCCGTTACCTATCTCTGCAAAGAAAATAGTAAAGCTTATTGACAAGAGGATTCCCTCAGTAATAATATGGTGCTGCGAGGACGGTATAATCTATGGCAAGACCCACAAGCTAGCAGGAACCATCAAGTGGGGTGGTCGTGCCCCAAGAGATGATTCCTTTAATGATAGTGAGATGATGGCTTACTACGACAAGCAGAAAAGCTTAAAGTACGTTAGATTTACTTAATCCCAACCTTTTTTCTTAGGGTACATCTTCTTCTCAAGCATACGCTTAATCATTCTTTCTGCGTAGTTCTCTTTTGAATAAGGAGATTCAGGTCCGAATGTCTTTTCCCACAAATCCTTGTCTGCATTTTTCATTTCGGTTTGGTTCTCATACCCCTGAAGCAAAGCATCATACTCTTCTTCTTTTAATCGTTTTGCCTCCCTATTTTTCTCATCCTCATCATACGCCTTCTTCTGCTCAGGAGACATCGATAGTTCGTCTATCTGTCTTTGTATCTCATTCGTTATACTTTCGTCAGAATTTATTAACTCTTTTTTTATTTGTTCTAATGCTTTTATTTTTTTCTGTGTTTTCTCCTCTTTCTTTATTTTATTTTCTGCCGTAGCCTCTTTATCCTTTTTGTCTAGCAATAAATCTTCTTCAGATTTTCCTCCCACTTTTGATGATGATTTCTTTTTAGCATCATTTATTGCCATCCTGATAACGCTACTAACTTCAGAAGGTGCAAGACCAAAATTTGATAATACTGACGGACCAATAAGTTTAGCCATAAAAGATTGATCTTTTTGGCTTATATATTTATCGTTCCCGTAATTATCTTTGAACTGACCTGTTTGAGAAAGATACACTATTTCAGCCAATTGATTTGCCCTGTCTGCAGCAATACCAAACAGACCAAGGCTTCTTATAAATTCTTCTTGTTTAACATTATAAATATTAAACTTAGAGTCTTCAGGAGTATTCAACATATCTTGAATTTTATCAAGACTATAGTATGTCAGCCCCTGAATAGGCTTATCTAATAATGGAATTGGAGAAAATATATCTGTAACGGTTCCTGTTAATTGACCTTTAATTATATTCTTTTTTCTTTTTTCATATTCCTCTTCTTCTTCTTCTCTACCCATTATCATCTTTGTTAATGTACCTAATAGTATAGAAATGTAACCGGAAATAACTTTAAACGTAGCCATCTCTGCTGCAAATCCTGCTAAAGACCTTGCTGCTATTATCTTGTCTTCAGTTGTTGATACATTCCAATACCCAATAGTAGAAAGGTCGTTGGATAACCTTGTTGCTTGGTTCATTCTAAAACTTGCAAAAGGCATAAGCATTTTTATAAACACTTGTTTAATATCATTCTTGTCTGCAAATAACTTTCCGGCTTGGTCTGCATCAGAAATATTTTGTTGTCTGTCAACCATTCTCTGAGCGTAATTACCGGCTTGTTCATTTACAACATGAGAATCATAGTCTATTCCTTTTGTGTCTATACCTTGTTTTTTTAAAGACTGTTCATAGTAAGATAGCCAAGATGCTCTTGCAATAAACACATCAGGTTTAACCAAGAAAACCTTTAACCACTTTTGATTTGCCTCTTCAATTAATCTCAATGCTTTTGCTCCATTTGAATTAGCTGCTTCTTCAATAATTCTGTTTATAGAATCGATTAGAGCTTGAGACTCAACTCCTCTGTTTGCAATTGCATATCCTGAGTTTGATATAAAGTTATTTTTAGAAGAATTAAAAACAGCTCCTAAGTCTAAACTTCCGGCATTGATAAGAGTGTTTATTGCCACAGGTATAACCTGCTTCAGAGGCTGAGTTACACCTCCTAATGCTTGACCTACTCCAATTGCTGCTATTTTATTTAATCTACGTATTGTCTTAGATAATTCATCTGTACTTGAATAAGGATTTTTATTTCTTATATTAGACACGTAAAGCTGAATGCGTTCTTTAAGAATTTTTGCATCTTCAGGAGTTCCAATAATTTTATTAAAAGAAGAAGAATTTAAAAACGATTCTATTTGTCTTATCGATGCAGCAGTTTTAATATCAACAAGAGCGTCATACATAGAGTTTGCATTGTTCTTATCAAATGACAAATCAATGTACCTAGATACTTCACCATTCTTAGTGTTTTTAGGCAAAGTCTTAGGCTTAACTGCAGTCATTAATCCTGAAGACTCTTTCTTGTATATAGTACCATTATTATTATGGAATGCAGACTCGTTGTTAGATAATTCAACATCTCCTGACTCTCGAGTAAGTCTAACAAATTTATCAGGGTTGTAGTTGATGTCTTTACCTAAAACTCTATTATAAACATTTAAAGACACATCAGCCATCTCATCGTACTTATTAGACCACTGTTCCACCCAAAAATTAACAGCATCTAAATTAACAACATCTGTTTTATCTTTAATATCCTGAATGTTTGTAGACTCTGAAACAATTTTGTCAAAAACTTTGCTATACAACTCGGCTTTTTTCTGTTCAATTTCAGTGCCTTCTCTTAAAACATCAATTGATTCAGCAATAAGCCTTTTTCTTCTATCAAATTCTTCTTGCATTTCAGTATCAGTACCAATAACATTTCTAAGCATAAAAGAAGCCATCCCTCTTTCTATATTATTTAACTCAGTATTGAATATTTCGCCATTGGCTTTTTTGTTATAAAATTGTTTTACATAGTCATTGGCAATATTATTTGCCTCTGTCTCTGCTAACGCTTTTGAATTTGTTAGTTTTGTAACTCCCATATATTCTTCAACAAGACCTCCACGTTGAACTCCTTTAAATAGTCTTGTAAATAAAGGTCCAAGGTTAGTTGTTTGTTCAGCTAATAATCTACCAAAATCTTTTGAAAACATTTTTCTTAATGGTACAGCAAATATTCCTTTCTTTAAAATAGCTTCTGCATTTACTTTCCCTTGGTAATCAGCAAGAACTGATTCCATTTTTGCTGTAGACTTATTTTGAATAAAATTTGCTAATGCATCAACCGTTTGCAAAGCTTCTTTTGCACTAAGTCTATCTAAATTCATGTCCATAAACCGAGTGATAATATCGACCTGAGACTTTGTAAAATCAACAGGGTCTCCGGTAAAAGCATCCACACCTGTTCTAATCATGCTCTTAATTATTGAAGAGTTGATGTCAAACATTTTAGATATTAAATTACGGATTATGCTCTCATTGTATTTTGTAATTGGCTCATCCTTTTGAAGAAGGCTTAATAGCTCTTCATAAGTAAAGTCATCAGGGTCAACACCCATCAATTCTTGGATCTCATCAGAAGCAATTTTTTGAAGCGCTTCTCTCTGAGCATTCATTGTTTCTTTGATATACTCTGTAGCTTTTTCGATATTTGCAATCTCAGCAAAGTTTACTTTCTTACCAACAATCTTTGACCCCTTCAGTGACTCTTTTATCAGAGATGCCATTTCGTTGTATGCATCTATGTCTTCAACCAATGATGGGTCTATTTTAATAAACTCCCTTGCTAAATCTCTAAGGTTAGCATTTTTTTCTTTGTTTCTTGAAAGGCTTGATATTTCAGATTTAGTAGACTTAGCTGTGCTTAGCTTATCTGCATATTCAGCATCGGCAAACACCTTGCCTGCATAGTCTATAAATGCTTGTACAGATTTGTAGCTGTCAAGATTTAACTTCCCTATCTTGTTTATAATTGCCGCTACTTTTTTTGCAGGGATTTTTCCGGTAGATGCCATCTTACGAACAGCATCACTGAGCATCCTTCTCTTTCCATTAAGGTCTAGCTTAGCTTCTCTTGCAGCCCTTGCCTCAAGTTTTATCTGAGACTTGAGAGCAGCCATCTCATCAACAGTTACTTTTGTTTTAGTCTCACCTAATACCTTACTTACTGATGGAGCAGCCTTCTCGCGCTTACCAAACAATTTTCTTATTTCACGAACCAAAGACTCACGCTGAATGTCTGTAGCGTTTTCATACACCTTAGACTTCTTCACGTACTCCATAGCATTATTCATGATAGTGTTAAATGGAACACCACGCTTTTGTGACTTAGAGATAATGCCATTAACCTCTCCCATCATCCTGTCATAGCCGGGCAGGTTTGTTTCATTTAGTTCCTGAGTAAGAATCTCAATGCTTTCGATAATATCCTGCTCAGTTACTTTATTTTTCTCTGCTACTATTCTGATAGCTTCTTGAAGAGTTATACCTGTTTTTACTAAAGCCTTGATTGCCTTTATAATAACCTTCGCTAATGGAAGTGCTATGTTTACACCTGCTGTTTCTTTTCCAAACTTATCAATACTTTCCTCTGCTTTATTTAATAAATCAAGAACCTTGTTAAGTGTTGTGGGAGTCTTAGTATCAGCAGTCATTAATTCTTTTACACCAATCTGTTCTGTTGTAGGCTTAGCTTCTTGTTCCGTCTTCATATCTCCTGCACGACCTTCTGTCCAAGTCCAATCAGGCATAAGACCTGTTTTTTGGTCTGCAAAAACAGTGTCTTCTGTACTTGCAGTTCTATTAGATTCTCCGTTAGGACCAAAGTTTACCCAAGAGTTTTGACCTCTTGTTTCACTCGTAATAGCTCCTACTGCCGGTCCTGTAAATAATCTTACGTGAGCCTGCCAAGCATTCTCTTCTCCTCTTGCCCTAAATCCTGAGCCTTCTAATCCGTGACCAAAAGCATCGTGAACTGCCCTGAACAAATCATTTGCTAATACAGGAATCGTTCTTTCTCCATCTACGCCTCCTACAGACCATCTAAGACCTGTGTCTTCTAATAAAGGATTGTTGCTTACATCAAGGTCGCTTGTGCCAAATCCATCAACAGTTGGGAATACTCCCATGGTTTTGTTTTGCCTCAAATCACGCATAGCATTATATGGAGATTCTGCATACTCAGCATTGCTTGGTATATTCAAGTCCATAAACCAAAACTTATATCCTGCATCAACTAATGCCTGATACTGCGCCATTGTTTGTTTGATTAACTCTTGATAGGCTTCTTTTACTTTTGGATTTTGAGGGTCGTTAGCCATTTGCTCATAAGCATCAGCTATTCGTGTTGCTCTTTCCTCATCTACTTCGACATATTCTGATTGTCTTTTGAGGTCGATTCCGTTTTCTGCTGCATATTTTTCGGCAACGGCAACAAGCTGTTCGTCCGGTCCGTTAAAGCCCGAGACTGATGGCGTGCCTTCAAGAGGCGTAATTTTCCTGCCAATATCCCGTCCTGCTCCGTCTCCTGTTCGTTCGGATTGTACTTTTTCATTTTCTTTATTTTTAGTTGTTAACGATTCTTCTGCTGCAATGTTATTATCCTTTAGAATCTTGTTGGCATTATCTTGCTTTAATCTTCCGGATTCGACTTCTATTTTTAATTTTTCTTGAAGTAGTTTTTGAAGCTTTTCTATTGCCTCAGGATTTGCGTCCCTATTTTTTAAGTTTTTGTAGTAATTATCAATGTTCTTTCCTCCTTTGATAATACCCTTTAATGATTCTGCATTAGAAGTCTCAAAAGCTTGTTTTACTTTTTTAGATACTTCTGAGAAATCATTGATTGAATTTATTCTAAAATCAATTTTTAATGCTTCAAAAAGTTTATTTATTAACTCAATAAATTTGTTTGCTTGTGATTTCGGCACTGAGCTTAAATCAATGTTCCCGGCAGCAATTTGTGTTATTGTTTCTGTAATACCTTCTACGGCTATTTCATTGGTAGGGTAACGGCTAACATGACTAAAAACTCGTTCCATTCCCTTCACGTTCCTCATTGTTCTGAAAAGCTCATTCCATATAGGGATTAGCTTTTCAGGGCTCGCTCCAAAAGCATCATATACTATTGGATGAATAACTTCATGAAAGGCTGTCTTTGCAGAGCCTTGTTCCTTTATTACCTCTAAGTTTAGTAATATCCTATGCTCCCCATTTTCATTCATCATTGCCTCTCCTCTTGAATTTCTTCTCCCTCCTGCTGCTTCGTATTCTTTGGTGGTATTATAAACTTCAAACGTTGCTTTGGGGTATAAGAACTTCAACACTGCATACGCTCTTCTTATGAAATCAAGAATCTCTCCGTCAGAATTTAATTCTGCTACTGATATATCAGCACTCGACAATGGATTTTTAATACGGTTCAGCTCAGCTATTATATCCTCAACAGACACCTCTTCTATAGGCTTGTCTAATACGCTTTCTGTTGTTTGTTGTTCTGATTCTTGTGCTTGTTGTTTGCCAAATAATTCTTCTACCGCTTTGACTAATTCGGGATTTTTACCATTTTTCTTTGCTTGGTGATATGCTTCTGCAGTAATTCTATTTTCATTTGCATTAGCTAAGTCAAACGTAACTCCTTTTAATGCTGCACGGGCAAACTTATTTTTTACTAATTTATACAAAGCATATGCAGGTCTTGAATTAAACATTTCATCCAATGCTCTCTTTGTGCTTTTTACATCTTTCAATGCAGGGTTGGCTACGCTTCCTTCAGTCCGAACGGGAGCGGTTGGAGCTGTCCCTGCTTGTCCAACATCAGTAGTACCTTGTTGACCTGCTTTTGCTTTTCTAGTTCCGGTTATGCCATCAAACTCAAAGCCTTTATTTTTATAAAAACTTATCAATTCTTCTTGGGAAAGCCCACCTGATTCAGCCATTGCCTCAAGTTTTATTGCATATCCCATTTTATCTGCAACGGAAATTATTTTGTCTAAAAGCTCGGAAGCTTCTCCTTTATTTTTATTTTCGCTTGCTAATCCGTATAAATACATTTCATTGTTGTCTTCTTTTTTAACAAAGACAGTAGCCCCCTTATTTGTAATTTCTACATTTTGGTCTTTCGATAAACGGTCTTCTTCAAATGTGTCAGGTCTGCCATCTTCGTCAACTAAATCGTAGTCGCTTTCGTCTATGCTAAGCATTTTATTTATCTTGCTTTCCACATCTACATCTACTTCTTCTTGGACACCTTCTTTGGTAAGGACTTGAGGTTCTGCTTGGGGTTCTCCTTCGACCACTTCTTGGCTAACTCCGGTTTCTGACTGTACAGGTACTTGACCTGCTGCTTGCTTTTGAATGGCATTGTATCTTTGTTTTATTATTTTACCTGTTTCAGGGTCGTTCTTTACGCCCAATACTACTCTGTTAAGTTGCTCGTCAGGCAGGGCTTTTACCTTTTCAATAAACTGCTCTTTTGTAAACCTTCTGCCATCTATAGAATACTGAGAGGTACCCTGCCTAGTAGTCCCAATAATAGTACTTAAGTCAATAGCCTTGTCTACAGGAAGCGTATTTTTAGTCTCTCCTATAATAGCAAGCTCTGCATTAATATCTTGAATTTTTGAACGGTATATCTCTCTTCTATTTTGAGATGAAGAAAGCTCTTTTCTTGCAGCCAACAACTCCATGGTCCTGTTAACTGCCTCTGAGTTTTTATTCTTATTTGTTCCAACTTCTAACAACTCTCTCGCCTCTCTCCTCAAACCAACATTCTCATTTATTCTTTGAGCAACATCAGCGTCAATCTTCTTAAGCTGCAACATATTGTCAACCCAAGTAGTAATCTTTTCGTCAGAAGCACTCTCAGAGCTTATGTTCGCAATATTAGTAAAGCTGTTAGCTATGTCTATATTGTTTTTATCTCTTAGGTCTTTGTATGTATTCATACCCCAATTGATAGTATTGTTACCTAAGCCACCCATCGTCTCTTCAGCTATCTCCTTCCATCCTATACTCTTTCTGCCTGTTCCCGTAATAATTTCTGCTCCTTGCGCAAAAAGCTCTCCTGTTCCTTCAGCAACAGGGTCAATCACAAGACGCTCTGCTGCACCAAGAGCAATCTTTTTAGTTCGGGAAGCTAACGCACTCGCAGGCTTAAAAATTCTTCCTGCAAGACCGGCTGAAAGCATGTCAACTACTGCAATAGGTATACCCCTAGTTAAACCTATGTTTTTCCCTTCATCCCAAATTTCTTTCTTCCCAAGAGCTTCTGCTAATGACTCAGGGTCCATTGGATTATACCCATTGCTTTCAACCGCAGACATTATAGCGCCTGTATATTCAGCAGCAAGGTTAGTAATTGCCATGCCTGACCTAAATCCATATCCTGCACCTGTAATAAGACCGGGTATAGCTCCTACTCCGCCTACCGGAGCACCTATTGCCGCACCAACTCCGGCACCTGTTGCTGTAGAGCCTGCAATAATCTTCCAACCATAAGGCAATATTTGAGAAACAGAAGTAGCTACCCATGTAGACAAAAACTCCGCAGGGTCATCAGCAATAACTCCTAATCCTTCTTGGAATCCTCTTGTATTTCTCCAACGAGCCATTGCCCTGCTTTCTGTATTGTACATATCAGCATACTGCTTGGCAATATACTCCGCAGCCTCTTTTCTGTCTGCAAAAGAAGAAACGTCTTTACCACCGGGCATTGTGAAAGATAATAATTGCTCCCCAATTAGTCCTTGACTATAAGCATCATAAGTAGAGTTCCAAAAGCCTCTTAAATTTTCTTTTAACTCTCCATTTATTTGCTTGTCTGCCTTTGCATCAAAATAAGTTTTTGCTACTTCAAATTTTGTTGCTGCTTCTTTTTGAGTTTGTTGAACTGAATAGTACTCCTTTGTTATCACATCAAACTCAGCCTGCATGTTAGGGTCTGTATTCTTATACTTAAGAAGGTCCTTTGCCGGAATACCAAACGTTTCGATTGATTTTGCATCAAGTTCATATTCTATCGCTTTCGCCTCGTTATTTATTTTAATAGCCTGACCTACTATCTCCTTCTCTCTTTCTGCAAGTTTTGCATCCCAATCCATACGAGCAACTTCAGACTTTGCGTCATCAAAAAAACCGTAGTCTTTTACAACAGGTTCTAATGCATCTCTTTGATTTTTTATTTCCTTTATATACTCTTCAGCATCCTCTCTTAAGCGACCATTTATAAACAACTCAGGATTTGTTTTCTTCAACCCTTCTCTACCCTCCTCGTTGTTACCCTCAACAAAGTCTATGATGTCATCTAGTTCTTTGTATTTATCGTACCTTTTCTTTTCTGAGATGTAATCTAAACCCCTTGACTTGTAGAACTTGTCAGCCTCAACATCTCTTGTGCTAACATCTTTCCAAGAGCCTTTTGCAAAATCTTTTGCCTCTTGATCTGTTTTAAATTGGAACAGCTCGCCTCTTTCCCTTGCAACCTTCAGCGCCTTATCAAAAGATAATTCATCCCAAGTGCTTGGGCTAGTATTGTAGTTATTGGGGTCCTTGGGGAATAGTGTAGGCATGGCATAGAACTTACCATCCTGTTCAAAAGAAGTCATCTTTACAGTGGACTCGGTGCCATCAGGATTAAGCCTACCCACCTTTCTTAAATTTTGAGCCTTGTATGCTTGGCTAAGAAAGTCTTCGTCTTTTATCTTAAAATCTTCTTGAGCATAAGACGTTAAGAATTTACGGAGATTTGAAGCTTCTTCTATCTCGGTTGATTTTTTGAAAGGGTCTAAGTCAACATCAAGGGTATGCTTGCCATCAAACGAGCGCACTATCATAGCATCACCAATACCTGTTTTCTCAAATGTAAACCCATAACGCCCAAACTCTCTATTCATTCTAGTGACAACAGCATCCTCATCTTGGTCTATAAGCTTGTCGTCAACAATGGTTAACTTGCTTTGAAACTCAGGGGTCTTTACAATACCAATTGCAGCAGCCTTTATTCTAGCATCCTCTTCTTTTTTCTTCTGAGCATCTTTTATTTTTTGAATATTTAATAGCCTTGCATTTTCTGCCTTACGCTTAGCTGTTTCTGCAATATTCTTTGAGTCCGTAACCGGGTCATAAAACTTTGGCAAAACCAAATTGTCAGAAGATATTTTTTGCGGTTGCTGCTTAGTGCTTTTTAAAAATTCTTCTACATTAAATTTACTTTCTTTTGGTGAAACCGAAGAACCAACTTCCGGGGAGATTGGCACTAGACTCCGAACCGGTCCCGTCTTTTTTGGTGAAGCCGGAGCACTAGCTGCCGGAGCACTTGGTATATTAGGCTGAACGGGGAATGCGCTCTTCGGTTTTGGTTGTTTTGGTGAAGCCGAAGAACCAACTGCCGCAGACGATTCCGTAGCGGTGGGGATGGTAGGTATAACGGGAAATACGCTCTTCGGGATTGGTTGTGCTGCGCTTTTTTTTTTGCCTACAAGTTCAGCAAAAGAGTTCTCATCTTTTTGGTAGCCATTCTCCTTTGCATATGAGAACATGAGGTTAAATGCTTTATCATTATTATGAAGCAATACAACAAATTCATCTACACTCTTAGTGTAACCCTCAGACTTTGCTCTTTTGTATAAGAGATCAATTGCTTTTTCGTCCATTTTCTTTAAAATTAATTAGAAATTACTAAAAGAGGAACCGGTAGTAGTAGTTTTAGGCTTACTAGCAGCCTTCCGTGGTTGTGGCGGTGGCTTTAATTGAGGAGTGCTCTCTTCCTTAACTGATTTTTTATACTTAGACCTAGCGAACCCTCTAACATACTCTTCCGAAGCTTTTATCTGCTCATCACTAAACTCAAATGTCCTTGCTTGTGTAACAGGATTTATAATCTGAAGAATAGCAGCAGGATTACTCTTCGCTACATCAGGGTCCCGAGTAAAAAAATACTTTTGCTTGTTAGACGCTTTTTCAACATAGTCCAATAGAGTAGATGCTCTATTAAATGGATTTACTAAAGAGGCTTTTATATAGTCATTCTCGGCATCAACAAATTTATATAGAACAGTCTTTTCGTCTTCAGCTAGGTCAGTTCTTTTTGTAATATCTTCTCTTGACCTTGTCAATCCCTTCTGTAGAACAGTTGCAGGTGTTACAGTCATCTCTTCTAAATTTGTTCCTAAATCAGAAGTCCACTCCTCGGTAGCTTTTGCCACGTCAAATTTATTCCATTTCTCTCGCATCAATCCGTTAAGTGTAGCAATGCTAGAAAAAGTATTTGGGTTTTTGCTCATTGTATAAATCTTCTTGCCGTCTACGTCTTGCTCCTCTTTCTTAGCCATGACAACACGACCCGTCTGTGGGTTAATGTAAGCGCCTGACTTCTCCCAATCAGCAAAGCCTTCAAGTTCCTCCATATCCATAACCTCTCCAAGTGATGAAATGCCATCATTATACCTTTGCATCCTTTCACCGTACTGAGTTTGGTACTCTTTCATGGTGTTAAATAGTCTTTCTGTGTCGTCAAGTATGTTCTGCCTGCCAATGGTATAGTCCTTTAGCTTCATCATTCCACTTTTAAGAAGCGTGTCTTGCATCAGCATAAACTTAGATGCATTGTCTGCAAATATCAACGCCTCTTTTCTAGCAGATTCATCTTGCCCTGTAGGAGTATTATTGTTTAGATAGCTTTGAAAATCTCTAGATGATTTGTCGAGAGCATCTTTCTTTTCCTTACGTACACGGTTGGTCTCAGCAAGCATGTCAGACATATTCTTACCGATGTCTGCCCAATTTACAAAACTGTCCGCCTCTCTTTCTACATATTTATAATACGACTTTGCCATTTATTATTTTTTATTTTTTATTTTATTACCCTCCCAATCCCGGAATATTATACCCGTATTGTAAAACAGGAGGAAGAGCAGCCTGTGTACCAAATGGCTTAGGGGTATATCCGGGCTTAAAAGAAGAAAATTGTAATTGATTTTGAAGAGCCTTTAAAGTTTTTGGTTTCACGCCAACCATAAATGCGTTGTATTCATTTGGAGCCATATTTGAAACACCACTAAAGTCCACTCCATTAATCGTTCCCATTGCTCCAACGCTTTTCTGCAAATCTGCTTGACCCACCAATCCTAATCCTTTTTTATTTATCTGAGAAGTTATCCTTCCACTGCGAGTCTTTCCAAGCCCTTCAGTCATAGCTAATCCTTGCTGAGCAGCACTTGTAGCGCTCGCAAACCCTTGAGACAACGATGCTGCTGAGGCTGCCTGTAAATCCGCTGCCGCTTGTGCTGCACCTTCCGCTTCCCCTACGTCTAGGTTTGCTTGCAACTTTTGTAGATTAGCGTCTTCAGTGACTACTTTTTCTTGAATATCCATTAAATCTGAGCCCATTTGAGTCCTAAGTCCTGCTGTAGCCTCGTTTGTAGCCTGCTGAACAGCTCCTGCCGTAGCAGCCACACCCCTTTCGCTTTCCCTTGCCGCCTCTGTAGCCTGTGCTCCTTGAGCAATTATTGTTTCTTGAGCCATCTCATATGGCTCTTTGTTAACAGCTAGAGACTCGTACATATTTTTGTCAAGCTTTTGGCGAGCTGCTTTCATTGCTGCTGCTCCTGCTGCTTCAGCTTCTTTCTGAGCCTTCTTTTGCTTAGATGCGTCAGAGAAGGATTTAGCTGCACTAGCTAGTGATATACCTGCGCCTATCGCTGCAGTTGTTATTGCTGCCATATTATAATACTTTAATCATTTCTGTTGTATAATTATCACCCTGCACATACCCTAGTTCCTCATACACTTTAATCAAAGACTGATTCTTTATTAAAGCATAGCAATATTTAAAATCTACCTTTTTGCACACATTTGTTAATGACGAAATCAACATTATTATTGCTTCCTTCCGTGTAGGCTTTTCGTTATAATTCTTGTCGGATATAATCCAATCAACCCAAGCTACCTTTGAGTTCGTTAGATACGCAAAACCTGCACAAATAGGAACCTCTCCATCGAATATTATTATACCACCCTCCCCGTTATCGGGAAGAAAGTCTTTGGTCGGAGCTTCCCACTCCCAATCCTTCCACCATCCTAGCAAAATATCATCGTAATCAAATTTATTTAGCTTACGTGCGCTTAATGTTCCCATACATACAAAGGTATTGAATTTAAGGAAAACTTTTCATTACATCTCCGCCTAGCGCAAAAAGCTCAATTTTGCTTGCATAGCTGTTTTGCATAGTGAACTTACAGTAGTGACCTAGCACACCATGGGACTCAGCTACCGAATTTTTTATATACAAGAAAAAGTTTGTTTGCGTTGGTATAGGCACCGCATTAGGCACTATATTGTTTATTACTATATTGTTTATGCCTGCCGGGTAGTTGACATTTATAGCTGTTACAGTACCTGCAAGTAAAGGTGCAGTGCCTGAAAGAAAATACAAGAAGTCTCCGATACTGATAATGTCCCCTACTGAAATCAATGGAGAAATACTAAAGCTGATGATAGTGCCACTACCGGTAACGCTAATGCTATTTCCAATTCCGTTCAAGCTTCTCAATGGTAACTGACCGTTTGAGTTATTTCTTATAAAAGCAAAGTAAGTCGCCTCTTTCTTCTGAAACCAATTTAGCTCAATATAGCCTGAGTTCTGAAGGTCTGTCTCTAGCTGCACTTCCCAAGGAGCAGTACCTCTAATGTCAATGGTCTTGAATAGCTTGTTCTCTAGTACAGACTGATTAAGAACGCTCTGAATAGAAGCAGACGTAAAAGCTCCTGACGGATTGCCAATACGAATAAACCAATCGTCATAGAACGTATTCCTCAATTCGTTTACATTGTGCCTGTACAAGTTACCACCCTTGAAAGTGTAAAAGTAGTTATTCATCCCAACCATGTAGTCAGGATAATAAGAGTAGAAAGATACCCAACCTTCAACTCCTTCGCTATACGTCAATGTGTAATTATTGTAAGGCATTTTTTATTTTTTAAAATATTAAGCGCACGTCCCAAAAGATATTATAACTCCATTCTGTGCTATAAAATAATCAAATCCCGGAGGGCATTGTAATGACCTATAATACCCATCGTCTAAAGGGAACTCTCCACAGTTGTCATAAAAAACCCAATCGTACAACCCGTGCTCAGTAAGATTTCCATTAACAACTGCTGTATACCGCTCCTGTGATATAACCTCTGAGGCACAAACAGCCTCAGCCGTTGTTGCAGGCTCGCATAAAAACGAAGGCAGCACTGCAGGACAATAAGCAGCAAAACCAAAGTCTGCCCCTGCGATGGGCGCAAATATTGAAATGTTCAAGTCGTATGGAGTGGGAGATGTTTTTGGTATAACCATATACATATCGTCAGGATTACCTGCAGTTAAATCCAACTGAGTTGGAACAATTGTAAAACTTTGAGTATCTCCCGTAAGCACATATGTAGCACCATCAAACTCATATTCATTCAATGCTGTGTATGGGCTACCTGCTACTAACCCACTATCTGTAGCAACATCGCCAACGTAGGTAGTCAATCCCGGTGCTCCTGCTAAATAACCAAACGTCTCAGAACTTAACTTGTTATAAACATTACCGTTAAACAAAACACTTATACCACTAGGAAACGTAGTTCCTGTGAACTTTACGATAATCGCTCCAACATCAGCAAAAGTACTTCCCGTGTCAAGGTTTACTAGATAAACTCCTGTCAAGCCCGATGTTGAGTCGTAAGTAATACCACCCTCGCAGGACAAAGCGCATGACGGGCAAGGTTGTTCAGGAAGTAAAACGCATCCAAGCAACTGCCTTGTTATCACTCCGTCAGAGTAAAACCCATCAGCCGCACATATCGTTAGGTTGCTATCCGTAAATATTTTAGTAGCCGAGCCGAGGCTAGGAGCATCTAAGTAACATGATGTAGGTGTTGACATACTATTTTTTTTATAAATTAAGTTCCAACGCAATTACAGCAAACATCTTTTTGTGGGTCTACGGTTTCTGCAGGCGTATAACACAATTCAACTGAAGTGGCTTCTCTGAAGTCCCAAATCAAATATAGCTTATTACCATCAACTGAAAGAGGAACCGTAAACGATGCGCTATAAGTTGGAGCAACCCCTGTAATTGGTGTTGCAGTACTTGCTACCGATAGCAAATTATTTATGCCCACAGTAGTGTTCGGGTACAATGTATTTGTCCTTGCATACTTAAACTTGTCGCTAGAAGGATTGAACACAAACGTATCAGGAACTATTTGGTTTGTCTGCAAGGTCATAGTACTTCCCTCGGGAGGAAAAGACCCCGTACCCACAGACCCCGTAATTGAGTTGTATCTTGAAACGATTGGAGACGTTCCTGTAGCAAACGTAACCAATGAAGATTGAAGTGGACCAATAAATGTACCGCTTGTATATCTGAACTCCGTATGTATGCTTTGACCTAAATCTGAATTGCTAGTCAAAACAACTTCAATAATTGTCAGCTCCTCAGCATTACAGCAGTCTGCAAGAAATGTCAATGACATATCACCTGTATAGGTTATTACTATACTTGCAGATTGAACAGAAATACTATCTTTCTCAAAAGTTAATGAGCCTGATGTTGTTTCAGGTCCTGAACTTATTGTGGTGCCATCATAAATTACATCTACATTAAACTCACCATCTACGCTTATGCTGTTTACAGTCCAATACACAGAAGAATTTCCAACAAGTGGACCCAAGTCAACGCAATAACTAAACTCTCCTGTCTCTCCCTCAAGTGTTGAAAGTGTAAAGGTTTTCAAGATACCACAATCAACACACTTCAACTCGTCAGGTAAAGTAATGTCATTTGTTGACAAGACATACTCGTTCATGTACGGGTCAAATCCTCCAAGCTTCTGAGTGCTGAAAGATGCATTAAACTCATCTCTAAACCAAGTTCTCATCCCACTGTCTGAAACAATTTTTAGTTGGTCGTTTGAGTATGAGTCACCCATCAACTGAAGGACTACACCACGCTTTACATCAGTAAAGAATCTATTGAAGCCCCATTGAACATAGCTCTCAGGATTAAAGCTAATGCCATACTTTTCAGTACGAGCAATCTGAGTGCCCAACACTTCAGGAATAGACGCAATTGCTCCACCTCCGGCAGAGGATGACAACAAATTCTTGCTTTCAAGCACATAAGATATTTTGTCCTCTTGCAAAACAAGAACGTCAGTCTCCCTTCCATCCAATATATAAATAGGACCAAAAGAAGTCTCTAGCGTTTTATAGTTAAGCACCCCTAAGTTAAACTCATTCAGCTTGTTTACGTTAGACTCAGCATTGTATATCCCACTGTAAGTAATATCTGCAAACCTATTTGCTTTCTTATAGTCTTGTGCAGAAACTGCTGTAACTCTTTCACCAAGGGTAAACTCTCTTCCAATTAAGGAGTCTCTTATTTTATAGCTCTCGGCACCATTACCAAAAGAAAAGCAATTGAAGAACATGGTATCTACAATCGCAGGTGTATTAGTTGCAATATCTTGGTCTTGTACATTTCCTGAGTGGTTTCCGTCAGCATCAATAGAAAATGATAAGTTGTTCTCAAAGAAGATGTCAGGAGATGCGTCTAACGGTTCAGTCTCAAAGATTATTGTATCAAGAGCACGAAACACCTCTATGTCAGCATACACACAATACTTCCTCCTATTTGGTTGACCCCCTGTACAGCTTTTACCCGTAGACATTTCTAGCGTTAATTGCAGTGTCGCTAGATTCCTATTAAACCTTAGATACACAATGTCAAAGTTGTAATAAGGGGCTACAGGACCAATAGTTGGAATAAATTCTACGCTAGTTATTCCATCTGTTGATGTGCCATTATCCAAAGAACTTTCTATATTTTCGCCAATAAACCAATCATACATATTGTCATAATCAGCAGAAGAAACGTAATTTTGCTCTAAAACATATCCCCTTTGTTCACAAGACCCACCTACTCCTGCACGAGACCACTCGATATAAAGTTTTATTCTACTACCTGCAGGTACAGTATAATCTTCGTACAGCCCTGTTACAGTATTGAATTTATTCATTGGGTAAGCTAAATAGCTGTAATTACCTCCCTTGGGAGCACAAGCTTGTTTACCCCCGGGAGCAACGGTTGAGTTAGGGTCTACGACAGCAGAAAAGCTGTTTGGATTCATCTTCATGTAGACACCTGCAGGTATCGTAACGTCCTCTATTGGAGTAATAAAGTCGGCAGCCTGCACAGCCTTGTCAAGAACTGTAGCGTATGCACAATTTAGAAGAGGACCGCTTGTATCAGCCTTCACTATATACCTATCTCCTATCTCTACTTTTCTTGCGTTTTCTCCTTCTAAGTAAAACCAAACCTCATTTGTATTCTCGTCTGTAAAGAATAAGTTGCTGTAAATAATCTCATACTTCTCAGCGTCAGGCTTTATAACAAACTTATAACGAGTAGCCCAAGCCGGAGCAACTTGAGTAAAAGGGATTGTTACACGTATACCATTTTTATTTGGAGAAAATCCACATGGTATATGCTCAGTATTATTAGGGCTAACTAATGCAGTTGTAGACCTGTTGTACATGTCCATGTACACAATACCAATCTCATACCCTCTATTGCTGTGTAAGCTTTGAGGGTTTGCTATCTCTTGGAACGTAGCATTTGCAAACGTGAATGAGTAGTACTCGAAAACATTTTGAGTAGGAGTAACAGTGTTATTAACATAATTCATTGCAATCAACTGAAACTGTATAACAGAGCTTGCCGGTGAGGTTATGATTGAGACAGGAGTATTAACGCTATCCACACCGCTTCTAAACTTCTGCAAAGCGTCTAGGTTGTTTGGTAGAACACAGTTTATCAAGTCTGTAAACGTTATGCCGTCACAAGACGTTTCTGTACCGGGTACAGCCGAGTAGACAGGCTTTATATTCAAAGTAGTACCAACAGCAGACTGAAACTCAGGACTCGTTGCCATTTGGTATACAGAGCTGTAGTTCTGAGTCAAGAAGAACGAAAAGTCTATTGAGATATTATCCGTGGTTTCAGCAGGAAATGGTAAGTCTCCCGAAAATGATTCGTGAGCAATACTCATCTCAACAGAAATGGCTGCACCTGCTACCAAAGAGAATCCTGTTAGGTCAATACTTATCACAGAGTTAGGAATGCTCTCAGGTGTGTCAATATCGTAAGACCCGGTAGAAAAGCTCGTGTCAACGTCAGACTGCCCAATCGTCTCAGAAATAAGACTTGTGGTATATTCAAACTTTACAGGGTTGCCGTTCTTGTCAATAAGGTCATAACCCTCCTGATAATTGCCATACATGAGCCTGTTGCCCATGATGGTCTGCGCCACTGCTAACCTTGGAACGTTATCGTAAAGTCTAAGAACCTCGTTAGTTCCCAAAATGGTAAATATCTTGCTATTGCTAAAAGTGAACTGATAGACAGTATCGTCTGCAAGACCCAAGTCTGCCTTGTCAAGCTTCTCTATAACTTTTACAATGTTACTTGCAGATTCTTTAAACAGTAAATCAATACCAACAACAAGTGAGCTTCCTGTATTATAGTTCACAATTGCTGTGTTGCAGAAGTTAACCATACCCTCGTTCAGCATGCTGTTTAGGCTAAAGCTAAAAGGGTTTGGCACAAATGATATTTGAGACCACTGTGATGTAGCAGAATACTCCCCGTCAATGTACCGATACCTATAGGCAAAAGATATAAACCTTGTGTCCATAAAGTTTTGCTGTCCGCTTGTTACAATCGGCTGTACTACCGGAGACTCTACGGGTGGTCTCTTTATAACTAATAGCTCTTCAGCAGAAATACTATCGATAAAAGAAACAGGGTTTGGATAGTTCCTTGTTGTATTTATACACCTAGGCTGATTGTAGCCATCTGTAAAAAACAATAAATTGTTTATGATATTAACGCCCGTAATCAGGTACTTGCTATTAAAATTCAATGTGCTACTAACTCCACTCCCATCATCTATACTAATAACGTGATACGTTAGTATGTTCGTCAAAATATTGAAAGAAACAATAAGATCAAGTACACCTGTAGCCCCAAGAGAGAAGTTGTCGTCATGCACAAACCAATACAAAGTCTCATTAGCACTGTCCTCAATGGCACCAATACACCTAGCACTTGTACTTAATTCAGTTCCATCTATATACCTCAAAGAAGTAAGAGGAAGATTCCCCTTGGTATTCTCTATAACACCCATCTCTGACTTCTCGGTAGAACCCATTCTAATGTTCATACCGTCAATATATTCAGTTTCAGGAAGTAGACGCTCATCTACCAACTTGTTCATCCTTCCTGATATAAACGTTCTTGAAATCTTTGTCATATTATTTAAGTATCTTGTCCATTCCTCTTAAGTTCATTAAGAGTCTTCCGGGATGAATGTTGCTGATTCTGATTTTGGCATTATTTAACAATGCCTTCCTTTCCTTTCTAGCACGATTGACAATGTATTCCTGAACCCCAAACTTAGAGTTCAATATCTCAAATTTAATTGCAGCGTAAATATACTGCTCAAACAACTTGTTCACCGTAACCAAGGACGCATCTCCACCCTCCATGCCATCTGAAATATATTCAAGAATGCAAAGCTCTTCTGACATTGATGAGTCAAAGTTTATCACTCCTCTCTTCTTGTCAATATTGAACGTAGGGTTAAAATTAGCCGTCTCTGTATTCAATCCAAATGGAGTACCTACTCCATACTCAAAATACCAATTACCGTCTATATTCCATCCTGACTGACCGTCAAATTTATTGTGCTTGTTTAGGTAAATGCTCTTTTTTGTTTTAGCTAATCTATCGTAATCAATAGATGAGTACTGAGGCTCTAGTATCTTCCCATCTTGGTCAAATAATATCCTTCCTGTATTGTCTTGCAAATATGCCTTAGACGATAGCGTTTGAATATTTTCTGTAAGTGGTCTAAGCCACCCATCTTTATACAATGAGATCCTAACCCAATTTACAAAGTCAGACGGCAAGACGTATATCAATGAACTAGGCACCGTAAGCTCCAATACCTTTATCTCCTTAAAAGCATCGTAGTTCAACTCTTGTATTGCACGCTTAGCATGAAACAAAACCTTATATCGCTCCTCGTTATTCACCAACGAATGGTTGCCTGAATACATCAAGAGGAAATTGTTTACAATATCCTGAAGGCTAACGTACTGATACGAACCCCAATTTACATCTTCGGGAGGATTGCCATTATTGTTGTAGTATTCATATTGAGATAAATATGCCATTTCTCGTTTTTTTTATTATTATTGGACACCAAATGTAGCTACCGCTTGTTGTTCTTGAGTCATACCAAATTGAGCCACTTCAGCCTCACGTATGATGATACCACAATATTGAAGAATTTTTGAAACCAATTTAAAAGCATCTTCAGGAGGAAGCTCAAAGTCTTGGTAGTCTAATTGTGATTGGTCAAACACAGGCTCACCACCGGTTAAAGATTGGTATGTCCACTTTGGAACTTTTGGATGCCTAAAGTAATCTGTTCTTACAGCACCATATCCTTTTATTGTTGCAGGATATAAAGTCATCAGGTCTCCTATGTTTGTGTACGCCGGGTATATTAAAGACGGCGCCGTATGAATAGAATTTAAAAGCATCAATATATTGCTATTCGACACCTTTTCAGCCTCTGCATAACTAGATGCCGAGTATATATAATATTCTTCGTCTGTTGCCACATCTAAAAATATGTCATCATTAAGACTTAATTCTGTTTCAGAAACAACAGCAATAACAGTAGACGACTTGAATGTGGTTGAATTTACTACAATGTCTCCTGCAGACACCCCATCGGCAATAAATGTTGCAGTCGTATCAATAAGCGAAAATGCCTGCAACGTATCGTTTACACCTGAAGCCAATTGATTTGTATAAGCAATCACCCTGTTAATCATATACGAAGTGTTGCCTACAGTAGTAATAGATGGGTAGTAAAAATTATTGGTTGTAATGCTTGCAGGTGTAAATTTTGGTATAATAAAATCGCTCATTAAAAATCCCTCTAGCACCTCAGACAATGGTTTCTTTACATCAGCATAATCAGAGCCTGAAGAGCGCATATTCTCAGCGTTTGTAGTCTTATTGTATGTGGTAAAATACGACTCGTAAATTTCCATCTGAGCGTTAGCCGCCATCAAATTGAAGTCAGACGGAGACACATAACCATAATTATTTTTATTAAGTATGGCTAATACTGAATTTCTTACTTCATTTATCATTTATCGATTTTTTTACAAATATACAAAAAAAAGAGGGCACAATTAAGTGCCCCCTCCTAACCATAAATCCAAAAAAACTATGTCAAAATTGTTTCTAACATTTTAAGAGCATCAATGCCTTCATCACTCTTCAGAAAATACGATACCGTATCATATGGCTCTTCGCCAAAAGGAACAGACAGCATCTTCTTTTTATTCGTTGCTGTGTTAAACCACACTTCCTTGTCACCGTTACGCAAAACTAATAACTTTTGTTCAAAAAACAAATGGATTTTTGCTTGAAACTTAAGGTCCGGATCGTTTAATATGTTCAAAAACTCTTTTGGCTCTCTTTTAGCGAAAACCAAAATGTCTCGTCTTAATTCCGATGTTGTTGTCAATGAAGGATCTTTGCCAAACATTACTCTCGTAAGAGTTTCTATTTGCTCAATACCTAGTTGACGAGCCTCAATCAATGCATCAGCTTCATAATTCAAGTCCTCTAGTTCTGCAGCAGCATCTTTCTCTTTGTCAACCTCTGTAAAGATGGTGCCATTAAAAGGATGATAGTGTAAGAATAACTGAAGGACAGGATTGGTCTTAGGAACAGAAAGGAATCCATCGTCAAAGATGATAGGCTCTACAATTGCGTTCCCGTCTTGCTCGTCTTCAAATGGAGACTGTTGATTTACTGAATACCTGAGAGGTCTGTTAATGTTATTTACTTCGTCATACCAAAGCAAGGGGAACCTAGGATGGTTTCTCGATGGTAACACGTAAGATAACGGAGCGCCATTTAAAAGTCTGTAAACTTTGTTAGAAGGCGTAACTGTTTTAACAGCTTTTGCTTTTTCGTTTGCCATTTTATAAAATTTGATTTGATTTAAAAATATAAAAAGAGAGTGCCATTAAAGACACTCTCTATATTGTTACTTCAATTATCCATAACGGAACAACAAGAAGTTGTTTGCACCAAGCGTACATACGCAACGCTCAGAAAGGAAGTTAACCTCCATTGCATCCAAGTCACTTGTTTGAGCACCACCGGCAGAACCTGTAATCCAAGTCTTGTAACGTCTGTCTTCGGCTTCAGAAGCACGATAGCGAACGTGTAAGAAAGGACGCTTAGCATTCTTGCCCATGATTTGGTCATACACAGAGGTAGAACCTGCAGGAACAAGCAAACCGGTAATAGTACCTGTTGCAGTAGCAGCAGTAGTACTAAGACCACCACGCATGGTTGGGTCGTTCAAGTACTTCCAATCAGACTTGTAGAAATCGTAACCTCTACGGAAACCTGTGAAGCCCAAGTTCAACGCCATGTTGATGTCATTGTCGAACAAACCAAAAGATGCAGACTGAGCAACACCGCCTGAAGTGTAACCGTTCAATGTAGCCAACATATTATCTATGTCAAAGCTCAAACCACGGTTTACAAATACAACGTTCTCTTCGATAGCACCTTGCTTGTCCAAGCGAGAAACGATAGAATCCCAATCGCTCAACGATGTAGGAGTACCACCACCCCAAACGTTACCACGGTCATTAACAACGTAGAAAATACCTTCAGAACCCTTAAAGCCTGCAGCCAATGCTCCTGAACTTGCAGCAGCAGGAACAGCTTCAATCATTGCGGTTTCCAAGTAATCTTCAAAACGAAGACGAGTCTCATGCTCAGACTTCAAGTACCATAAGTACCCTGTAGCGCCATTCTCGGTAGTAACCTCAACCCAACCAATTTGAGCCATGTCAGAACCATTAACAGCATACTTGTCTTTGATGATGATTGGAGAGTTTGAGAAGAAACTATCTTCTGCTTCCAAAGAACCAACCATTCCGTTAGTACCTTTTTTAAACTCAGAACCGTAAATGAATACTGTACAAGCAGTAGATACAGCGAAAGACTGACCTGCAGTCTCGTAGTAAGCTACTGTGAAAGTTGTTGCAGAAGGAACTGCAGTAACGATTCCTTTGTTGAAAACACCTGAAGCATTGTTCTGAATCATAACAGTCTGTCCTACACGAACAGCGATGTATGTTACTCCTGTATCAGCAACGGTAAGTGTTGCAGTAGCTGAGTTAATAGCAGCTCCTGATGTTACACTTGTGTATTTGATGTGTAAACGACCTTGTTCTGCCCACTTTACTTGGTCAGAGTTAGAAGGAAGTTCTGCTCCAACCATACGTAGGAAGGAAGCTACAGTACGATTACCATAACGCTCAAATTCTTTCTCATAAGTATCAGGGAGATACTGATTCAAGAAGTTGAAGTTGGTGATGTAATTTGTTTGTAACGCCACCTGTTCTGCTGCCGGTTGCAGCGCAAAGGTAGGGCTACTTAATAATGCACTTGCCATTTTTTTTAATTTTTAAATGTTTTTAAATACGTTTTATACTCCTAATTTTTAAGCCTTTCCCCGAATCCGGGTTGATTGCTTTTACTTGCATGCCTTCCGTACTCTTCGCTACCTCTGTGGCTCTTCTCTCAGACATATTGATGTTCTTTATGTTCTTCATCGTGCCTTCAGTAGCGTCTGCTTGTCCTTGTTCATAAAAGAACTTTGCAAACTTTTCGGGATTCATTGCAATAGACAAAGACCTATGATAGCCTGCTGCATCTTTCATTAAACCCGACTCATCCAAAAACTTATTGATAAAGTTCTGTGGTGTAGACTGATTCCTTTTCAACTCAGCGGCATCTCCGGGATTAAACGTAATTTTTTTATTGTTGACATCAAACTCAAAACCTTTGAATCCTTTGTCAAAAACTTCACTTGTCTTTTGGTCAAACCATTGACGCTTACGATTGTTCTCCTCTTCTATTGTTCTTGCCTGTTTTGTATACTCACGAAACGTTTGAAACTCTTCTTCCTCATCTTTGGAAAGTCCTACCGTACTTGACTCAAGAGGTAGTTTGTACTTTTCTTTTTGAGAATTGAAGTATTTCTTCGCTTCATTTATAACCTTTTTTCTTTCGATTTTGATTTTCTTGATTTTAGACTCATCATCGATGTCTTCATCGTAATTGTAGTCCTCCATTAAGTTCTCAATATCTTCCTTGTCAAGACCTTCCTGAGTGGCAAGTAAGTACTCTTTTACAAGCTCCTCAGAATCCATGGTATCAAAGTCTTTCTTCAACTTTACAAAGTCGTCAAAACCTCTCCCGGTCTCTTTTTTATACTTCAAGAAAGACGCAACGTCTTCAGGAAGATCCTCGGTCTCTCTTCTCTCAGCCATCAACTCGTCAAACGAATTGATTTGCTTATTGTATCTTTTACCAATATAGGAAAGAACATCTTCTTCTCTTAGATCCTCTGCAGTAGCAACTTCATCTACTACAACCTCTTCACCACCCGTCTGATGATTTAATTCATTTTCATGCTTTTCAAGTAGCTCTTGCTCTATCTGCGCTACACCCTTCTCTTCATTTCCGTCTAATAATCTAACTTTAATGTCCATTTGATTTGATTTTAATTATACAAAAATAGATGATTTATATGATATTTTTAACGAGGCTCAAACTCAGCCATATCGAATCCGTCTAAACTATCCTCGTTAGACTCAAAGTTCAAAGGTGGCAAGTTGTTCTTTCGCTGATTAATCAATTTCGATTGCTCTGAATTTTGTTGACTAATCCTTTTAGACTTAGAGTCTTCTTTCATTTGTTCTCTCTGAGATGTAGTTCCATTGTTCATATCAGCCAACTGAAGATTATATTGGAACTCTTTGTCCATTAGCATTATCTTTAACTGAGCCTCTTGCTGCAATATCTGAGTGTCTATTTGACCCTGCATCTGTATTACTTGCATCTTAGTCTGAGCCTCAGTCTGTAGCTTCTGCATAGCAACTTGACCTGCCATCTCTTGAGACTTTAATTGCTGCTGAGAAATCATCGCCTGCTTCTGCATTTCCATCTTCTCCTCTCGCTCTTCCTTCTTAACCCTCTTGAGCTTGAGCAACTGATTGGCAATCTTCAAGTTTCTTATCTCACGAATGTCAATAGCATCCTCAAGATTGATGTCACCCTTAGACAAAGCCATTTGGATGTTAGCCTCAAGCTGAGCCTTCTGCTCTTCGTCAGGCGCAACTTCTATAAAAATAGCAAAGTCATACAAATACAACTCAGATATTTCTTCCAAAATACCAACGTTGTACTTTCCGATTTGGTTTATAAACTCTTCTTTGAAATCTGCATACTCTAAAATATCAGATACTCTATAAGTTATAGCCTCTGCTAAGGTCTTGTATATAAACAACCCACTCTCAAGGATATGTCTTGTTGCCGTATTTGAGTTCAACGCTGCTAACTTCTGAACACCAACCAATGAGTTAGGGTCAGGAGTAGAACCATCTCTTGCCTCATTCAGCCCTGTTACAGACCGAATCATGTTTAAGTAGTGGTTATAATTAGCAAGTAACATCTGAGTCTTAGCAGTGCCCGAGTTAGACGTAAGCTGAGTAATTGGAACCCTTGCATTGTTAAAATCACCGTCACTCGTAAGACTTCTTCCTATCACACTACCCGTTTGGAAATACAACCTTAAAGCGTCTTCAGGATTATACGCATTACCGGTGCCCAAGTCAACCTCATTAAGACCATCTGCATCTATAAAAACACCGTCAGGAACTATCCTGTTGATTACCTGCTGCAGCTTCAAATGCGTGATCTGTATAAGGTCAGCAAAAGGTATCATCCTTCTAAGCAATGACTCTATAACCCCCTTGTACATCCTTGGCGCACAGGCTACATAGTTTGGTATAGCATACTGACTTGCTGATTTAGGACGTACCATGTTCTCAGAAAGTTCCCACTTCAACAAGATATTGGTTCCCATTACCATGATACCATCATACCAAACGTCAATAGTCTTCTCTATCTTCTCAAAATTACCCTCCTCCATCATCTCTGTAGGCGGATTGAACGTGTCATCTTTTTGAATCACCCTAACGCCACCGTTATCAAGAACCTTCTTTTTGTAAACAACCTTCTTGGTTGTCTTATAATTAAAGTACATCAATGTGCATGTGTCCCTATAGAACATGTCATTTTGATAAATCTGAGCAACATTATAATAATCATACCAAGACTGACTGTACTGAGATATTTCGTTTACATCTTCAGAAGTTAATGTTGGGTCTATCTTGTACAGCTCCGTTAAAGGCAGCGTCTTAATCTCACCCCAATAGAAACAATCCCTAAAATAAGGATCTTCTGTATAGCTGTAAACAACGTTTGCAGGGTCTACATACGAAATCTTAACACCTGCCCCGGGAAGAAACTCATGCTTTGCTACACCAATACCAACAACGGTAGAGTCATAGTCAAGCCTTCTTCTTATCTCGTCATACTTGTTTGTATCAAAAATTGTATTTATCGCCTCTTCCTCCGCAATCTCTATCGATGTTTTGTATGCAATCTGCATGTGCAACTGAAGCTCTTCGTCATTCGATGGAAGCTTCTCAGGAGCCATCATAAATGGGTCTACTCCTGCCTTCTCTTGTATCTTCTCTAGTATCTCCTTTCCTGCCATCTGAGTCTCAACCATATTTTGGTACTCATTCCTTCTGCCCTGAGAAATAGCGTCCTGAGAATAAGCCTTTACTTTGAACAATCGCTCAGACATTCCATTAACAACAATGTCAATAAACTTTGGCAAAATAGGGACGATGGTCCAATCAAGGTTTAAGTAAGAAAGATCTCCATCAATAGCCAATTCATTTTTGTATTTCTTTGTAGACTGCTCTCCTCTTGCATACAACCTAAGCCTATGAAATTCTCTCCATTGAGTATAATATCTGCAGCCCACCCCGTCTTTTTTGAACCATTCGTACTGAATGGCTTGACCAACTTGCAAGCCATAAGAGTCAGAAGCTTTTTCTGCATCTGTAGCCATTTGAGTAGGAAATACTGAAGATGTTATATCTATTGTTAAATTTTTCATCGTATTAATTCACTTAAGTTGCCGTCTTGTTTATACCTAGCAAAGCTAACACTAATTTTTGACTCTTTTTTTTCAGGAACGTACATATGCTTCTGATTTGCCATGATTGCCAACCCCGAACTTATCGAGGCATCAAACTTCGTTCTATCGTTAATGTCGAACTTTGCCCAATTCTCTAACGTCCTTGTAAAAGGCATTGTTCCCATCATGTCAGATTCCCTATACTTAGCCTCCATGTCAAAGCCAACGTACTGCTCAACATAGCTCTCAATAGCAGCAGCATGCGACTGCTTTACGTCTTCTGATGAGTTTGGTATGCCCCCAAGTTCTTTCTCTGTTTTTGACAGCTTTGAAAATTGCTTATCGGGTCTGTTCAATGAGAATCCACGGTACCCTCTGTTCTTAAAATGGTATAGCAACCTTGACCTGTTGTTCTCAATCAGTATTGGCATCCCAAAAAATACACACGCCATAAGCACTTCCTCAAAAAATATCTCTGCTGTTTGTGGTCTAGCAACATACTCTAAGAAGAACTCATTAATAGGTGCTTCATCCATGTGAAATTTTGTAAGCCCATGGAGCGCACCGTTTGAGCCTCGACCATCGACCACTGCAGATATATCGTATGGGTCACAGCCAAATGAGCCTAGGTGCTCATTGCCCGGGTACTTTATACCTCCCCTTGTGTGAATGTTATTCTGCATGTGCTTCGGAGGAAACCAACTAACAAAGAACCTTCCACTTTTATTTGGAGACCAAACTACAGAGGTGTCTTTTACACCATCCTTCCATTGGAAGGACCCCTGCACAATAAAGTGCTCCTTAATCATGCTGTCATTGTAGTCAATCTGCTGATATATCTTGGTAAGGTTGAATAGCGCTTGTTTGCTTTCGTCCCTAAATGCATGCGACTCTGTTCTTGGAAACTGACGATAAAATTCATTCAATGCATCTGCATCACTTTTTAAGGAGTCAACCTCCGCCTCCCAATAGTCAATTGCACCATTTGACACCCAACCGTTGTCTATCCCACGTATCTTTTCTTTCTGCTTCCTAGTCACCGGTATACCGTACCTATCGATAAATCCCTCCATGTTCCACTCCATGGGAATAAATAAGGAATACAGTCCACTTTTCGTCTGACCGTTTGCATTCCTTCTAGACACAAGAGAGTCCTCGTAAATATCCTTGAAATTTTGACCGCCTTTAGATAAGGCATTTGACGTAGAGCCCATCATACACTTTCCTATAATCCTGCTACCCAAGCGCAAACAAGTCTTCGTAACCCTCCAATTCTCCTTGATGTTTACCGGCTTGGTCCACTTTCCACTCTCGTCATGCGCTAGGAACAACAGCTTTTCTCCATCATAGGAGTTATCGTCTGTATTCTTCCAATCTATAGTTGTATCTAGACCATCTATCTCATCGGTCTGTATGTCGTACATGTTCTTCTTGGTAATCTTGGATGCCGGCAGACGGAACGCTAACTCTGTCTTCGGCTTATCCATACCATCCATAACAGGCTTAAAAAAGAAAGGCAGACGACTATTAATTGGAACAACCTTGTCTGTAAACATTTTTTTTGCATCAGGACCGGTCTTTGAGAGTATGCCAATCCTAGCATCCCTAGCAAGGGTGCCTATATTAACGCACTCAGAAGAAGCCATAAACGAAAAGCCCGAGCGCCTTATCTTAAGGTATATTAGCCCAAAGCACCTGTAGTCAGCCCTGCACGCTTCCCAAAAGATATAAAAGATTCTATTTGCCTCACGGAAGTCAGGATAGCCAATATCTATACTTGACCACTGCAGGTACATCCAATGGGACCCGGTGATGTAGGTAGGTACTCCATTGTTCATAAACCAAACCCCATGTTCTCTGTTCTCGAACTGCTGTTCTATATAATCAATCCAACGATCTTTAAACTGAGATGGCATTTCGTTCCAATGAAATATAGACTGAATCCTTGCTAAATCTTTGCTCAGCTCTTCTCTTTCCCAATATTGCTCAGCCTTGGAGGCGTGTCTTTGAGGGCACTTTTCGGGAGTAGCAGGCAAAGCAATCACCACACCCGATATGGTTACTATCTTGCCTATTTGCCCGGTCTTTGAGATAACAACCATGTCATACTTTTCGTCATAGCCATATTCCCAAGACTTGCTCTTATTCTTTCTAGACAAGGCAGCTTGTGGTATATAGTCTACTAACTCTCGGTATAAGTCGCTATCTAGACCTTCTTTCCGCAAACCCTTGCTTTGAGTCTGTTTTGCTTTCTCCTTTATCAATAGAATCTATATTTTCTCGTTCTTGTTCAATCCTGCTTAGGATTTCAAACGCATCAAAGATTGCCAACTTTTTTGTAGCTGCAGCATTCTTTAACTTGTCGGCAGACAGGTCTTCTTCGTCCTCACCATGCTTTAAAATTGACTCTTCGGCAACCTTAATCAGCTCGTCAACTGCACGATGACCTGCCGCTATTATTCTAAGCTTTGTCTCCTTGCTCATTATTTTTTTTTAAAAATATAACTTGAATAAGTCTCGCATCATCTTCTTCTCCAAAGTTTTCAAATATATTTCTCGAATGCAATAGATTAGACTCAAATGCAACTAAGCGATTAAATTTAGCATAAACCTTGCATACAGGAAGTTCTTCGTCATCGTATATTGTAGTTCCGTCTTCTTTAGGATGCGTTTCATTAAGGTAGAGTATGCAGGTTATATCTCCCATCATATCATCCTTATGTATAAAGTTTGGCTCAATCTGACCCAATGGAGACTTCCTTACAAAGTTATATCCGATAGAATATTCAGGGAACAATCTTAATATCAAATCAGCCGCCTCATCATTATCCCTTGGTTGTATATTTTTAAAAACCTTGTCCCCATCAGGAAAGTCTCCAAACTCCCCAACAAGAACATTGGCAGCATATTTACTAGGGTTTGACAATGCATCGTCTATTGTAAATAAAATCATAGCTTCATTGTTATTTGATGGTCGTATATTCTGTACAATTTTTGCTCATCAACCGTAAACTCATACTCACTGTCAGGTGAAAAACACACCGTATCACCACTGTTTATACCCTTGCTTATCAAGTACTCGTTTGGATATACCATGGTGCCCATCAACGGTTCCTCGGTAAAGGGCTTCTTTATGTAGCAGTCAATTGCAGGCAATGGCTTTACAAAACAATACCTGTCGTAAGCGTTCCATGTGGAACCCTTCTTGTATAAGAAGAACTGCTCCGTCTCTATAAAGAACAGGTCATCCTTAAAAAAACTCTTTCCGCTCCTTAAACGACCCTTTATGTCGTTGTAGAACTTGAACGCATTATGATGCACAAGCAGTATATCGCCCGGTGCAATTGGTCCTTTGTAACCCAAGGGGAGATTGATAACCTCAGCCTGCCTGTTTGAGAACTTGTGGTCCTCCTCAGAGGTACTTACTATTAGTTCTGTACCGGCTATGTCTTTTGTGTTATCGTACCTCTTTCCCTTCAATGGCTTTACTATGAAGTAGAATGGTGAACGCATCAGTAGTCTATATTAAATTCAATTGAAATTGGCATTGTGCTCAAAAACTCCTTCCACAGAAGAACCTCGCTCTTCCTGTTTATTATGTAAATCCCATATGAACTATTGTTGGGAATATGTTTTATTAAATGAATCTCATAATTATCGCCAAGAATCCGCTGCCCTACAATGTAATGCATCGCTCCTCCCTTGTAGTCAGGTCCTATCGATATTTTTCTGATGTCCATAATTAAAAAACAATTCTGATTTCTCCTGTCGATGTCCTATAAATATTGCCTGCTACAAGCCCTCCTGAAATAGCTGCTGCATTATTTGCGAACGATAACAATGAGTTTCCGTTTTTAAAGATAAACGTTTGTAGCTCCGTAACGGTAAAGTTCTTCGTAGCGTTATCAACCAAACCACCCGTCTCTGTACCTATCAGCTTATCGCTACCCGATATTGGACTCGGCGCATTTGTGTATGTGCTTATTTTTGACATTTCTTTATTTTTTAATAATTAAAACCCTATTTTCGACCTCAACAATCTAAATGCTACAATGGCACCTAGTATGCCCCACGTTATTAAGCACCACTTTCGCCACTTGTTCTTTGCTTTACGCTCCTTTTCTGTCTCCAACTTTTGTTGCTCAGTGAGCTTCCTTTCTGCCACTATCATCGCTGCTGCCTTTTGAATTTCTGCATACATGACTTTTATTTTAGCGCTGTCTTCAATCTTTTCTGTTGTGCGAATCGTTACCACTTCCCGGGGTACACGAACCTTTACCTTACTGACTACAACAGTTTCAAAAGAATCTACCCTCGTTCTAATAATAGGGTCGCATTCTACCTCTATTGAATCATAAAGGGTATCAACGGTAATTATACTGTCAATCTTAGTGGTAGTGCAGGGAAAGTCCTTACGGGCTAACTCTGCCACCTTTGTCTCTCCATTCGGCTTTTCCTTTGCCTTGTTATACAACTGCTCGGATGTTTTGCAGGATGCAAGCAAAGCAATAATTACAACCCATAATACTATTGATGTTGCAAGTGTAAAACCACAACCGTTTAATTTACTTTTCATAGTTTTTTCTTTTAACTGTTCGGAATTTCCGGATAGTTCATTACAACTTATTATTTTGA